CTCAGAAATCAGAACTCATTATACAAGCGAATACCCCGCCTTGCAGGATCCTGTAAGAGCGGGGTATTCGTATCATTGTAGTTTGGTGGTATCTTGTGATAAATCCACGAACACCATCTACTTAACGCCTTCCTATTTCTATGTGCTGGCGAGATTATAAAAGCCTGTCTCGCACCATGATAGGGATTGAGACAGGCATTGATGTTGGCACTTCGCAGGGAGATTTTCAGTAATTGTTTAATTTACAGTTCGACGCGCTGTAAAAAATAAAAACCTAAGAAAATCAGTCATATATGTAAATAAATAAAATAAGAAACGTGTTGTTTGGCACAAGAGGTTCGCTTATTTCCCTGCGAAGCGCGTTAGGTTGTAGTGCGGCATTCAGTCCTGATTGACGGCAGTCTCTCAAAACAAGCCGCTGGTGGTCAAGGATAGAGTTGAACTATCGTTAGACGCTTATAAGGCGTCCGTTCTAACCATTGAACTACTCGACCAGAAAGAAGGTGGGTGGAGAGATCGTTGAGAGCGAAGGGATACTCTCTCCATCCATGCATAGGCAAGGAAACCTCAAGACTTTCGCCTTGATGCTTCCACATGCGGCGGTTTCCCGCCTAGATTGCTTTTAATATCGTCAAGCAATCTTACGAATCCGCTTACCTTCCTGTTGCTCGGATGCGTTTCCACACCTGTTAGCAAGCAACGCCCGTATGCAAGTACCGTCCCTACTTCGTGTCGGGATACGCCTGCACTCCTCGTATACAGTGTGCAGGACCTTGGTGGGTGTCATTTAATCTCGCACCTAGAGAGATTGTAAACCATTTTCGTGAAGTCAAGGAAATGGTGGCAAGGGGTGATGGAATCGAACCATCGTAAGCGGAGTCAAAGTCCGCTGCACTTTCCACTGTGCTAACCCCTTCTATGGTGGGAGTCAGTTTACCTCTGCTCCCAGTGAGGCACAAGATTTAAGGAGGGTCTTATGATGAATCGTAACGATCCGCTATGCTCCGTATGCCGAGACGAAGCAATGGTGGGAGTCATTTTGCCTCTGCTCCCAGTGAGGGGTCTGCGTTGGTCGTGACCATCATTTTTAGTTGGGGCAATGATGGTTCAGAAAGGAGTAAGAGGGAAAGGATGAAAATTTGAGACAGATAAAAGAAACTTTCCCTCTTCACAATTATTATACGACAGGTGCTTAACACGCGGCAACCAACACGGCAATGGAGGCGGCGATGGCGATGCCGTCACGTTGACGCTTCGCCACTCTTGTCTCGTGCTTGTAGGTTTCTATTTCTTTCTTCAATACTTCTAAATCTTTCTTGCATGTCTCTATCTCTTGCTTCGCTTGATTCAATGAGCTTTGCGCTTTCGTCAATGAGAGCTTGGTCTTGCTGAGTTTTGTTTCTAAGGTCTGACAGTCCGCTTGCAATGTCAGAAGCAGCTGCTCCTGCTCCGTCGAGTTCGCCTTGAGCATTGTTAAGTTGGTTTTGAGCGTCTGACATTCCATCATCTGCTCGTTCCAATCCTTCTTGAAGTCGTTCCATTCCTGGCTCGTCATTGTGATGTATCCCGTAGTCTCCTCTGCATAAGATGTAGAGGGTACACAAAAGCACAACGCCAATGCAAATAAAGACAGGGTAATAGCACCGCAAGCACGTTTTAATTTTTCCCACATTTATACCTCCAATAATAAAAATGAGGGGCGATACGGATACCGCCCCTCTAAAATTATTCCCTATACAGGTAAATATAGACTACTGAACATAATCGAATACAGGTTTCAGCTTCTTCTTATCATCTTTGGAAAGCCCTACCTGCGAACGCTCCACTCTGGTGGACTTCTTGTCATCCTTGAGAGCTTTAATCTCTTTGTCGGAGTAGCCCATCTCTTTGAGCTTCTGACGGTTGCCGCTAGATGGATCTTTGAGGTATTCAGACTTTGCTTTCGTTCTGTCGTTCTTTTTCTGCTCCTTGTAGTTATAGACGATGCTCTGTGCATCGGTAGCATTGGCTTCTTTGATTGTTCTGAAACCAAGTCCACGGACGATTCTGTCGCGGGTATCGTAGTCAACCGTCTTTCTGCCCTTGCTATCGGTGTTATATCCGGCTACTGCGCCATAAATATTGCCTGCCGCAGGGGAAATAGCCTTCATTGCACCGTTGGTATCTCCGTTGAGTACCGCCTTCGCGAGCTGAACGGTGGTAGAGCCGAGCGGACCGCCCGTCACGATGTTAGACGTTTCCGGCACCACGCCCTTTAGTCCGACGCGCTGGGAAATATCCACGCCGACAATCGCACCTGCGCCATAGTTTGCTACATTCACAAGGGCTTTTCTGTCAGGGTTATTCCCCGCCCATTCCATCATGGCGCGTTTGGCTTCTTTCTCTGGATCATCGAATCCGAGAAGTTTCAGCAGGGAAAGAAGTGCATCTTCAAACGGGAAAGCGTTCCAGATACCGGATACCAAAAGGTACGGAATGAAGAACTCGAGTTTCTGTTTCGTGGTGGTATTCCCCAACACTGGCAGGAAGTCGGAAATAACTTCCATCTCTTTTATCCCATACTTCTGGAACTGGAGAGCCATGTCTCCGATAACAGTGCCTTGAGGTGCGCGGAAGATACGGGGCGCATCTGCCACGGAGTAGTCGAAGTTTACCTTTCGGTTTATGTCTCTGGCGTACTGGATAGCTTCGCCTTTAGAAAGTCCGTCTCCTATTGCCTTGTAGTAGGCGGCAAGTATAGTTGCCTTCCTGATGGTCTTTTCAGCGAGGTTGAACGGTTTCATAAGGAAGTTGTTCACGGAGTTTATGACATTCCCTACTTTAGAGAGTGCCGTTCCTTCTGCGGTTATATGACCGATGCTGTCGAGAGCAAGCCCAGATTCTTCGGATACGCCGGACGCGACAAGTATTTTCTTGTCCGCTGCGTTCGGATGGAGCGCACGTTTCAACCCTACTGCGGTTTTCCTTGCGCCGACATATCCAACGCAGTTGAAGAGCTGCAAGGTATTGACGAACCCTGATGACAAGGATGCTCCGAGCTTCAGTACACCTGTCAGTCCAGTGAGGTTGCCCGCCATACGTCTTGTCGGTCTTGCTTCGTTCTTGAACCACGGGAACAGGCGGAGGAAGTCGTTGGCAAGGGTTTCAAGTCTGCTTGGCTTGCCGAGGACAGAATCAATATATCCCTTGCAGAAGGCGGCTTCTCCCGTCCAGTCCTTGTTGTAATCGCCGAAGGCACGCTCGAAGAAGCTGATAGCCTTCTGCTTGAATGGGTCAAGGGCAACATACCGCGAGGAAGAATCAATGTGATGCTGAATAACCCATATCGCGTTCTTCTCAAATCCTTCTGCACCTTTGCGGTGTTTCTTCGCTCCGTAGTAAACATGGCGTCCCTTCATGGTTGCATGGGTCATTTCGCGAGCTTCATCAAGAGTGAGGGATGCACCTTTTCTAAGGTTATCCATGAGCTTGAAGTAGTCCATATCGCCTAAGAGCAGTGGGTTCTCTATCTCTCCTTCGGAGGAAAACTCTTTAGGCGCAATGATAAATTCCCCGCCCTCTTCTTTCTGCATGGCATCTGCTTTCACTACCGCTTTTTCAATAGTGTCTGCGCTACCAACAACCTTGCTCTTAACGTTTCCGTCTGCATCGGTGTACTTCTTCACAATGAGTACGCCGTGGAAGATGTGCGGCATGTAGCCTTCCATGTTGGTGAGCGGCTTGTTGTAGGCGAGGTAAGACACTTTGAAAGAGCCGTCATCCAGTTGCTTCCTATTCTTGATGTATACATCCTTGTCATCATCAAGTTTCTTCTTCTCTTCGGCAGTCACAACGCTATGGACTTCTCTATATCCGCCGGTCTTGATGGATACTTGGAACGCAGGTTTTCCATCTTTCACGGTTTCACGAATGTCATGCATAACGAACGTATGCGGACGTTTGGCAAGCTCTTTACGCGCTTTCTCTGCTTCCTTGCGCGTTTTGTAGGTAAAGTTCTCAATGCGTTCGCGCGTGTAGACGGCATTGACGGCAGTATAGATCCTGCCAAGAAGGCTACGCGTCTTCTGATGTGCCTTGATGACCTTTTCAGAAACGCCCGCATCGCGAAGTTCCTTGTCGGAGAATACGTGTTGTTTCATATCCTCTTCCCAGAGAATATCCGTGTAGCGTTCCTTCTCTTTGGAGTTCAGATCCTTGATAGCACCGGCGAAGCTATGCGTCCACTTCCCGCGGAGTTCCTGCAATTCACGTTGCGCTGCATCTGCTAATCCCCAAATGTAATTCGTCTTTGCAGACTTGATGCGAGACGGAGAACGGACGGTGTTGTTGAGCGCGGTATCGACCGCACTCCACCCCTTCTTCTTCGGCTCGTTCACGCTGATGTTCGGATTGGCTTTTGCCTTTGCTAAATCAGGGCGGAAAGTCCTGTCGATATAGACGCCTGCTTTCTCGCCAAGGTTCTTGTGAGATTTAAGATACTTCTCCGCTTGATCAAGAGGGTTCATCTTATACTTGACGTTCCGTGCGGCGGTGTTGTTTTCATTGCCGCGTTCCCATATCTCGCCGCTTTCGAGCTTCTGGAAAACATGTTGGTCGTTCTCATGGAATAAGGAGAGGAGCTTGTGCGCCATGTCGGAAATTTTCTGCATGATTTTCCCCGCGATTGTCCCCTGCTTCATCTTGCGGCGAATCTTCCACTCTCTCATGCCCTCTGCCGCGCCTTCTTCGTTCCCGTAGGTTCTAAGAAGTGCGTTTCGTTCTCTGTCGGTCAGCAAGTTCCACGCAAGGTGCATGGCTTCGTGGGATATGGTTTCGTCAGGGCTGTCCATGGTAAGGGTGATAAGTGCATCTTTATCCACCATCTCAACCTTGCCGGACGCCTTTTCGCTGCCTTGCAGAGTGCCGCCGTAGTCCTTCTGTGCTTTCGCGCGGTCTACGGAGATGGTTTCATCAGTGAAGTTGACTTCTATGTGGCTGCCGTTCGGGAGGTAAAAGGATACGCCGCTATCATGGACTTCGATGTTCTGTGCGTTAGGGAATACGGAAAGGGTCTGGGTTTTCAGATCTTCAACGGAGTGGCGGGTGTTAGGCTCGCCAGACAACATATTCTTGGTTAAGAAAATGTTGTCATCGTAGTTCAGTTTACCGTTTATTACATACGGAATGTTATTTCTATCCTTGATTCCATTAAGCATTTCTGCTATAGTAATCGTAGAAGGAGACTTATTCGATGCAGTTTTTTCGTACCCCTCAGACGGGAGCATCGTTAAGTCTCCTTCTTTTTTTACATTATAGAATAATGCGTTTCCGATTTCGTATATGCTTGCGCTATTCCCACGCTCTCGCGCAGATATTCTAAAAACATGCAGTCCATCACTATCGCGAACCGGAACAAATATCTCTATGTATTTCGTTTTGGTTCCATGTGCAGAATCGGGATGCTTGTCAATGTACACGCCGTTTCGCAAAAGCTCTTCCAGTTTGCCTAAAGCTTTCCCGCGCACCTTATCGTTGAATATTTTGGCGAAAGTAGCATGCGAGTGGATAATCTGCCCTCTTATGTTGGGGTTTTCAATTCCCTTTACGGCATTATCATCACGTTCTGTGACGAATCCCTCCCCGCCAATGAACCTAAATGTTTTCCCAAGTAAAGAGTCGACCAATGCGTCCGCTTGCTTTGTGTTTTTCCCATCCTTTACTCTTATTCGTTTGGCGTCGGTTATATCCACAATGCGGACTGGATCGCTTGCAACGATATTTCTGTTCGTGACACGGTATTTCTGATTAGAACCATCCCGCTCTGCTTCTACCTTTGCTCTGTCAGAGACGGCACGCTTTCCTGCTGCCGTTTCTTTTATATTGCCTTTCTCGTCAACGGAAAACAGTTTATTTCCATCACCATCAACGAGCTTTTCAGCAATTTTAGACAAAGTGTTAGACATTCTCTCGATTTGCGTATTGGTAAGTCCTGCCTGCGGATTGTGGAAATGCGCCTTAAAATCTTCGTAGAGATTCTTTATCCACTTGATAATCTTCGCGCAAAGGCTAGGATGCTCTATCCCCAGCTTTTCAAAGAACGAGCCGCGTTTCCCTGCGTCCCACATGGCATCAGCAAGCATTTCTTCAATAGCAAGCTCCTTGCTCATATCGGTACGCCCGATGGATACCGCGTAGTCTGCGAGCTGCTTTTCAGATACTTCGCCACCGAATACTTCCTTGACCATCTGATTATAGAGATCTGGATTGCTTTCTCTCATCCAGTGGAATGCTTCGTTCCAGAAGGTCTGATTCAAGTCCATTGCCGAACGGCGGTTAAGGAAAGCAACATTTGTGCCGTCTGCATGGAATCCGTTAAGGTTGGGGTCGCCTTCAAAGAATTGGACTTGCAATCCCATCTTCTTTGCAAAGTCTACGATAGCCTTCTCGCGAGCAGTGAGATCATCGCTCGCTATTGGCGTGATGTTTTCCACCATCTTCTGATATGGGGTCTTGACGGAGAATTTGTTGATAATCTTCATCGCGTCGTTGTCAAAGACTACGGCGCAAGGACCATCCATGCCACCATCATATTTATAGCCTTTAAGTCCAGCTTCTTTAAGTATTTTCGCTACATCCTTTTGCCGGTTTCCACTACCAGCGACTGCTTCATAGAGGAGTTGCTGAACGTCATGCCCTGTCAGCGCAAGAATACCGTCCTGCGCAATAGTTGACAACTTATTAGCCCCGTATTCAAATTCAGATACCAGGTCGTTGGTTATGTTGTTTAATTCATCTATATCGCCCTTAGTCAACGCCCTGTTTTTTGAAGCATCCTTGAACAATACAGATGAAATTATTTTTTCCACGGCAGATATATTCTGCGTGCTTGGATCGAAAATATATCTGTAGAAAGCACGCTCCAGATTTGCTCTATCGGTTCCGTCGCTTAAATCAATAGTGTCTAGCATGTGTTTGACTAAAGGTCTCGCGTCTGCCCCTGCTTGGATGGCGAGCAGCTTGTTATATGCTTTTGCTTTTTCCGGATGAGGAATCGCAGAGAACGCCTTAATCTGGTCTATCGCCGCCTCAAACATATCGAACAAGACATCTCGCGTTGCAATCTCATACGATTCTTGAGAGGGCTCTTTGTCTAGCTTGTCAATATACTGCTCAACATCCTCAAGCGTGTTGAGTGGTGGCGTCCCGCCGTTCTCTATATCCGTTGCCCGTGTATAAACGGAGTAGCGGTCGAGAGCCTCCCTTGCACTTTTTAAATCCGCGGGTGACAGGTTCCATTTACCACTACTCTTTGGGCGATCAGCTAAAAATTCATGCATTAGTTTATATACGGACGCCTGTGCTGCATGGTTTCCATACAATTCTCTCCCAACGATGGTGCGCATGCTTTTTTCGGTAATGGAATCCTCCGGCAGATTTTCCATGTATGAGAGGGCGCGTCTGACAGATTCTTGAACGTGTTTAGGCTGATCCTTCAACGGGATTTGCTCGTCTAAGAGATAGTTGTCGCTTGGTATAGCGGCATAATACAGTTTTCCATCTGCGCCGCCATACCTTTTCTTATATCCTTCAGAAACCTTTCTCCCCCAATCGGCGTCGCCCTTGTAGGTTACGTCTCTTGCAAAGTATATTCCCCATCCGTGGGCTGTATTTCCTTCACCGGTCCCGATAAATGCCAGATCGAAATGGTCAAAGTCGGCTGGAGATCCATTCCATCCACGCCCCGTAAGGAGCGTATCAGTCTTTCCGTGGATTGAGATTCTATCCGGCTTTCTCCTTGCAAGACGCATTGATTTCATCCGGCTATTAGAAATGACTTCCGCATTAGCTGTTGGAATAATCGCAATCTTGGCAGACGCCTTAGAATCAGCAGACAGGTAGGCTTCAAGCACATTGAGCGCGGCATCTCTTGCCTTCTCATCGATAAAGCCGAACGATTTCGTTTTGCTGTCATAATGTCCGCCGTTGGCGTCCATCAGCTTGATGCATGCCTTTTGTTGCGTTGCAGGCATTGAATCCCACGTGTTTTCTTTTGGCTGGATGGTATGCTTGTACTTCCGCGCATTGGGCTTAGACGCAGGGATAAACTTACTTGCGTTAAGTCCTATAGAAGTGCGGACGATTTCATCAAGCCTCATTTTCGTTCCTGAAAAGAGTGCATCACTCGGTTCATTCGCACCATCTATGTACTTCGTCATTCTGACAATGGCATCAGAAATCGCCTTTGGCCTTCTGGTGTTGTCGGCAATGAACCGAGCAAGATCCTTTCCTCCGACAGACGCGAGCCACGAATCATCGCCGAAGAGGCTTGTTTCGTTGAGGGCGAATTTGATGCTCTTCCCACTATTCTTGCATTTGAAATAGAAGTCAAGCACATCTGATAAGAGGCTTGAAAGATCATAGTCTTTTGATGCACCGCCCTTATCGAGCTTTGCTTTGATGGCGGCGACCCGCGGAGCGGCTGCGGAGAACGCTTTCACGATATTCTGGTCCTCAGTGTCAGTGCTTTCGCTGATTCTTTCAAGGAGGGAATTATCTCCATAGGCATATGCTGCGAGCGCGGATTTCACACGCTCTATTCCCGCCTTGGATGGCGTGCCGTCCTTGTTGAACACAACATCACGGTCCGATTTATCGGTTATTTCGTTCAAGGCAGATACGACAAAATCATCATTGCTCCGCTTCGTCAAGTCACCGGTTCCGTCATAGTCATACAGGCTAAGTGTCTTGGGGGAAATCTTTTCCGAATCCACTTTCGCCTGCTGGCTTGCGCTCATCTTCATGCCGCCCTCGGTAGAGTGGATGATACTATCCTGTAAGGAATCAGACGAAGCGTCACGCTGACGAATGAGAACGGGGCTTTGCATAGCTTCTACTTCTTCGCGAGTATAGCCATATTCTTCTGCGTGTTCCACAAGGTACTGCTTGTACTTCTGACTGCTCGTCTTGTATGCGTCGCCATCGGTTGTGTAGGCTCTTGTGATTGCCATAGTACGACCATTGCCATTCTCTACCACGTTATCTTGATTGACAAGCGGTGCGCCTTGATTGACACTGCGGCTTCCAGTAAGATCTTCCGGGCGAAGGTTTCTTGCCATATCATCGACCTGTTCCTTCATGGAAACGCGGTCACGGTCACGCGGTTGGAGCTTCTCTGGGTAGTTTTCATTCTTCCCAAAGTCGGCGGTATTAGAAGCAATGAGTGTTTCAGCCGGGACTATTCTATAAGAGACTTTAAGTTCCTTCCCGTCATCTGTGCGAACGGTAGCAGACTTACCATTTTTCGGCTTTTTCGCCATGTTCTCGAAATAGTCTCTGTCGCCAACGATCATGCTGTCATAGAATTTTCGCACGTCTTCTGGCAAAGGCTTACGAGATATTTTGGTTAAACTTTGGTACACATCAATAAACCATTGCTTAAACTTCGAAAAAATGCCTTCAAGTTCTTTGCTTGGGGCTATGCCTTCTCCCAAGTACTGCTCCATCCCACGCGCAATTCGTTCCTCTCTCCATACATTTTCCCCAAAATCGGTTCCATCCTCAACCGCAAGCGCATGGAGTTTGAATTCAAGCTGTATATCAGTTCCGTCGTATTCCGCAAGATGTTCTTTTGAGTATTTAGCCCATTCTTCTATGTGCTTTAGGTCTTTACGAATTTGTTCTATTGCTTTCTTCGCGCGGGCTACATCTTCTCCAAAATACAGCTTGACCTCGTTATCAGTCAACGAAGAGAACCGTTTAAGCATCGCCACATACATGTGCGTAGCTTCGTGCATAAACGTCAACCCGTCGCTAGAAGTCACCAGGAAAAATGCATGGCTGCCGGAATTATACGCCTCGCCTATAGTGACTTTTACCCCGTGCGATCCGGTTTCGCGCCACTTACCCGCCCTAATGATAAGGGCGGGGTTTTCGATTCGTATACCGTAGTTCTTCTGGAAGCTGTCAATCAACTTCGAGTACAATACTGCTGATTCGAAAGCGTGGCTGCGCGGTTTACGCCCGATAATGCGCAAGTAGTCAACAATCGGTTTGTACGCGGCTTCATATAAATCTTTCCCCAAAAGATCTAAAGCCTTTTCGTCTTCCTCGATAGTTCGCTTTGTCTCCTTTTGCTTGGCTCTTTCTGCAATCTCTGTAGGAGACAGTTCTACCTCCTTTGCACTTCTCGATCGCGTAAGCTCAGAGTGATTAGCAAAAAATGTTTGAATCGCCTTGTATTTATAATTATTCACAATATCGGCAATAGCGCTTTTCAACTCTTTGTTTGTTATCTTTGCTACTTCGCCTTCAAACAACGAGAATTGTGAAAAAATACTCCGTAATGGCACAATCCCCTTTTCAACGCGCTTTACCAACCCATATAAAACATTTTCCCAGCTTTTAACCTCGGGGTTACTTTGAGATGGTAGCCAAGGAATATCATCAACACTAGACGGCGGCTCTTTTTTCGCTTCTGCTTTGTAGTTGAGAATTTCGTCGATTTTGGCTTTCGCGTAGTTTACAAACTCTTCAATCTCTTTGTTCCCCATCTGTGCAAGAGTTCGCTCTGCCTCGTCAGCTCCGAGCTTGTTTGCGTAATCTTCAACAATTTTGTAGAAGATTGCCTGAATCTCCTTGCGCGCTCTAATCCTATTCCTGCTGCCATTGGTATTACCCTTCGTGAATCTATCAAAGACGGCATCGATTTCCTTTTTCCCGTCTGCTAAAATCTTCGACGCTTCATTCGCTTTATCAGGGGGAAGACCTAAAACGGGCTTAGCGTTGACATTTTTCGATGGCGCGTCTATTTCGTCTTTGGACTTTGCGTCCTCACTTTTCTTCGGTGGTTCAGCCACACCAACGGGCTTATCCTGTTCTGCACCGTCTTCTTTCTTGTCAGGCTCTTTGTTTTCAACTTTAGGCGTTGCGTTTTCTGCACCCTGCGTGCCTCCCTTCGTTGGCTCGACCTTCGGCTGCTCTGCTTTTGGAGCTTCGGTGGGTTCATTGCCTATTTTCTGGTTGGAATAATTCCTAACTCTATCGGCGGCATGTGAAATGGGAGAGCCGACATCGGAAAATCCGGCATCTTCAAGCTCGCCTGCGACTTTGTTCGCACGTTCAATAGCTTCGTTAAGGGTCATGACGCCATTATCAAGCATTTTCACAATACGGTCTATCGCGTCTCTTGCCTCACCAAAAGCTGCATCCTCATTCTCTGCAGCTTCTTTCTCTGCCCACGGGTGTTCTTTGTCAAAGGCCTGCATTTCCTTGATTTTTCGCTCTGCGTATTCATTGAGTTTGACCTTAACGGCTTCGGGAAGTTTGGCGAAGTTCTTTCCTCTAAGAGCAAACTGGATACGGGCTATTGTCTCTGCACTGGTTGAATTGCCCGCCCGGTGTTGGATAAGGCATTTGTTGATTTGTTTAAGGATTACCTTCGCCTTGTTGGAGGCTTTGGGGTCTATTGCCCCGATTGCCTTAGAAGATTTGGAGGCATCCCGCGCGTCATTGTCTGCGGCATTGTTTCGCACAACAACCTTATCGTCTTGCTTCTGCTTGGTCTTTTGTGGCTCTTCTTTCTTGCTGCTAAATGGGGTTTCTTTCGATGGAGCGTTCTTTACAGGGTTCTTGCCTTCGGGCGTCTTACGGTCTTTGCTTTCTGACGGCTTACTTTGTTCAGGTTTGGCGTTGTCATTTTTATTTTCTTCGGAGCGATGTACGGGCTGGTTCTTCTTGGTGTTCTCATGGTTGTTCTCCTTTTCAGAAATATTGGATTTTGCGTTGCTATCTGTGCCGGGCACGCTTTCGCCTTCTGTGTTTGTGGGAGTTGTCTTGCCAGCTGCCACAGTAGCGGTGGTAGGTGCAGTTGCTTTTACAGGTGGTAGCGCAATGGGCGCAGCAGTACCCAATGTCGTGCCTTTTGCAGGGGCAGGTGCCGCAGGAAGTGTCAACGGCGACTGATGCGCTCTTAATACATCGTTTTTCACTGCTTCTAATATATCAGGATTGATTTGCATTGCACCCAGTCGGGCTAATGCGTCCTTATCCCCATCGACAAATGCCTGCTTTACAAGCTCTTTGAGTTTCTGATTACTGCGTGCTTTTTCGATTTTAGCTTGAGGCACTTGCGCATTGTTTTCTTTTTTGACAGCGGCGGCGTTCGCGGGTGGCAGCCGTAACGTTGGAGACGCTGGAAGAGGTGTACTCTGCATAGAGGGAGCGACCGGAGACTTCGCTCCTGTTGAGGTCTGCGCCCCCGGTGCCACGGGGAGGTTTGCGTCCTCATTTCTTGGCGAACCGGTTCTTACGGTCGAGAGTTTATTCTCTTCGCCGTTCCCTGCTTGCGGTTTTTCCTCGATAGTCGATGTTGCCGTGACGGTAGACTGTTCAGGCTTCTTGTTGATGTTCCCTGCACTAGAAGAGCTATTTACAGGCTTGCTTGCGCCGGAATTCCCTGCCTGCACATTTTCTTGTGCCACACTCTCGGATGCATCCTGCGCCGTTTCAGGGGCGTTCCCACCCCACCCGTACTGCGCTGCCAGTTCTTCCTGCGCTTTCTTGTTCTTGCCTTGAATGGCTTTACGAATGGCGTTCAGCTTTTCTACATCTTCATCTGTGTCGGCGGGAAGCGTTTCCTCAAGGTCTTTCAAAAAATCTTCTGCGCTCTTCGGGTTGGGAACGGAAGAGCCACCCGTTTTCCCTCCGTTGAATACTGCGTTCAGGTTTGCACCGCCGTTCATAAACATATCGTAGATCGTTTGGGCGTTGGCTGCCTTTTGATTCCTTATCTTGTCTGTTCCTTCGGAGCGTTCATAGAACTGGTCCGCAAGGCGTCCTGCTTCATCGGGGGACTGTGCCTTGAGTATTTCCTGCAATGCACCGTTCTCGCTCCCTTTCAGCTCGTGGATAAGGAAGGAAATCTGTGTATCGAGGTCGTTCGGGTCACCGCCTGTTTCTTCTGCAAACGCCATGAGTTCGGCTTTGCGTGGACCGGTCCACTGCCCGATGCCATAGGCCCCGCTTTCCGGGTTCTCTGCGGTTGTCGAAATGTCGGTCGTGTTCCCGCCGCTTTCAAGCATAAGCCCGCCGACAATGCCGGATGCGGCTTTTGGATCTATGCCAAGTTCGTTCACAAGGCGATTCATGGCGTGTATGGCAGGACTGGAAGATGGTGTGTCCCCATTGCCGTTATCAACACCTGCGCTATCTTGTCCCGTCTCCTGTTGTGGGGCTTGCGCCTTGCCGTTAATGGCTCTGCCGATTCCCGCAAAGCCGCCGCCGTAAATGCCGCCGACAACACCGGCGTCAACTGCGTTGGATGCGAGCTGCCCCCAGTCAAACCCATCAAGGCTTCCATGTTCTGCAATGTAAGGGATGGTCTCATCAGGAAATTCCTGCACAGCTTCCGTCAATCCTTCTTTGACAAACGCCTTCCCCATGAGCTTAGCCGCCCCTTCCGTACCAAGTTCGCGGAACGCCTTCAGCCATCCCATTTCGCCGACGCCTTCAAGCGGAGCTTGTGCGGCTGCGTCAAGCCACCCTGCCTGGCCTGCAGTAAGCGGGTCTACGCCTTTCTCCGTAAGGTCGTTGTATGCGTCCCCTGCAATGCTCCCCGCCATAAGTGCGACACCCAGTGCAGGGTTTATGATACTTGCTCCGAGCTGTGCCGCCATCAGTGGGGCGTTCTCAAGAATCATGCCGCCGATTTTCTTTGGATACGAAAGTTGGCTTTCATCGACGTTAGATTCCCAGTTTGCATCAGGAAGTGCGTCTTTAGCCGCCTTAACACCAAGGCGTGCGCCTTCCCAGATGGGGGCGGTAGTCCCCTTTATCTGGTTTTCTACATCACTAAGTGCTTCCTTGTCGGCGTCGCTGTCCATAAGCCCCGTTCCGTCAAGGTCGTTTTCCAGTTCCTGCATGACAACGGGTCTTGTCCTAGCTGCCATCGCCGGTATACTTTCTACCGCGCCCAAAAGGCTCTTTGGAACGTTAGCAAGCCCATTGTGAAGTTTAGTCGTCCAGTAGTCGTGATATTCCTTGCCATCAAGAAGCCCTCTTGCGTCAATAGGCTTAAATTCGTTTGGCTCATCGTTGTTATCCTTCAACCAATCCCATGCCATAAATGTTTGTCTCCTTATTCCGTAATAATGTTATACATTTGTCTAGTCTCCGGCGTAAGTGCCTTGAGATATTCGATTGCGTTTTCCATCTTTCCGTTTCCGGCAAGGTTTTCTCTGATATAGTTTGCGGCATACAGCTGTTGCTGAAGCCCATCCCAGATGCTGTTTGGTATCAGCGCACGGTCTTTGTCATCAAGCCCTGATATGTAGGCGTTTAATGCGTCTATAGATTTCGCAAGGTTGTCTCCCCCGTCCCCGTTCTTAATGTCATCGGCGGTGGAATTTGCCATATAGCCTTTAAGCTCATCGCTCATTCTCCGAAGATTTGCGTCAAGCTCATTAGAACGCGCTGTCTGCGTTTTGCTAAGCTCGTTGCCGTTGATAACTAGCGTTCCTTTGCTAGTTTTCTGCACATCTCCACTTGCAACTCCGCTCCCTTTGCCGCCAAGTCCAAGTAACATGCCCATGGCTTGGTCGGGGGTTATCTGCCCGTTACTGTACTTGGAAATAAGGTTGGCTCTGTCAGCGAGGTCTTGGTTCTTCCATGCTACGCTCATGGCATGCTTCCATTTCGCCATGTTCTTTGTTCTCTCGTCATCAAACTGTCCAAGCCTTTCATGCTGCTTGATGTTGTTTTCCATTGAGTGGTCGGAGAGCTTTATGGAATATCCCACGTCGCGTGCCTTATTGAAGTTGCTTATGTTCTCCTTTAGGAAGGTGTTGTAGGATGGGAGAATCGCACGGATCTGCGTGCCGCGTTCAGGGTCGATAGAATCAATCTCATTCAGCGTCTGCATGAGTTTAGGAACAGTAGTGCCGGCGTTCTCCATTGTCGGGAGGAGGTTCTTACCGCCTGTTGTTTCGTCTCCGTTGTAGATACGGCTCAGAAGTCCGTCAACCGCTTGCTTCTTATAGTTATCCTCTGCGGCTTGCGCAGCAGGAAGTCCACGGGAAATAACCGCCTGTATCTGATTCATCGGTCTGCCCTGTGCGATGCCTGCCTGCGTTACTTGTGCTATCCAATCCTTCACGGAAAACGGTTTCAGCGGTGTAGGCTGTACATTATTTTGAAGCGCGGGCTGAACAGTTTTACCATTTTTGGAATTTTGTTCAGTAGCAGCTGTTTCCATTTTGGAAACAACTGGTTCTTCTTGCGATGTCTGCTCCTGCTGAACAGGTTCATCGCTCTTTTCGCCCTGCTCAGCGTCGGTAAAATTTGCGGTCTTAGCCTGCGGAGGTATAACATTCTGCGTATTGTCAGCGGCTGCCTGCTGCGCCTGTGCCGCCTGCACGGCATCAAGGACCGGCGCAGTCTGCGGCGTCTCCCCATTGAGATATGCCCTAAACTGTGCGTTCATATCAGGGGACTGGATGCCCTGATTGGCGTTGCCTTGAATGGCGTACATGCTTGCCCCTTGGAGCGGATTGCTTGCTACATATCCCGGTGCGGTGTTCTGCGTTACCGTCCCATCGGCGTTCATGACTGTCTGCGGCGTCCACTTGTTTGCAAAGGACTGTGCGAGTGCCTGCTGTGAAAAGTTCTTGGACGGGTCGATATAGTTGCCCATGGCGTATGGGTTTCCGCCGCCCGGATCTCCCATCTCTTTCAGCTTATTGTAGATTGCTCCTCTTGCCGCTGACTGCGCCCATTGGTTGTTCGGGTCGTAGAGAATATTTCTTACGCGTGCCATGAGTGCATCCTTGTAGCCTGCATCCCCTGCCTGCGGTGTAGAAGCGTTGGCTATTGTGTTCTCCATGACCGCCTTTTGCACGTCGGACGGTTGCACCGCCATAGGGGTAATCTTGTACGGGTCTACCTGCGCCATGACAGGGTTCTGGTTTGCCGAGAATATCTGCGGTGTGGGTTTCGCGTTGTCAGCAGACGCACTAGCCGTCGCCGCATTGGCGGTGTCGGCAGACGAACTAGCAGCCCCTGTGTTAATGGCAGGCGTACCACCCGCCGCGTTTGTTACCGCCGCATTAGCGTTAGCATCAGCAGGTGTCAGTCCATCTTTTCCTTTAAGCGATTCTTGCAGTTTTCTGATGCCTCGCTCGTTGTAATTCTCTACCCATCCGCGACCGAGCAAAAGCCCCAACGCGAACCCTGGATCTCTCGCTGCATATCCTGCAATGGTCGGGTCAATAGTTGCCGTCTGATAACTTAATTGATTGTTGTTCGCCATTTGCTACCACTCCGTTGTTCCTGCCTTGGCTATAAAGCCGTTAGCATAATACATGCCGCTTGGCACTTTAATGTCGTATACAAGTCTGTCGCCGCTTTCGACAAGCAATACAATCTTGCCGCGGTCTTTGAAACGCTCTCCGATACGCATTTCTTCCAACGTTTTCCAATTGCCGTCCTCCATGAGCATTGGCTGTGTTGCGGTAAGATTGATGCACTTGTTTTCGCTTTCGTCCGTGCAGATGGCATAAACTCTTGCATAATGCGGTGTCATTACGTCCGTTACTTTTTCGTCACCATTCGGCGTTGTTATAATGTCGCCCTTACGGATTCGTTTCAGCGGCTTGTCTCCGTTCGGTGTCTTGATTAGTGTGTCACCTGTGAAGCAGAACAATCCGCTGTTTGAAGCAAGCCCACCTAAGATGCCGCCCCAAAGTCCGCTTCCGCCGCTTGTCCTCTGCGTAGAGGTGGAAGTCCCTTTGCCGCCCATGGCAGAAATAGCGCCTAGGTTCGTACCGTCAAGCCCGATGGATGTATTCCAAAGGTTGATTGCCGGTTGCTGCGCCGCTTCCTGTGCCGCCGCTCCGAGTGAGATGTTCGCACCTGCCATGTTTGACATGTTTCCGTAAATGTCTGCGAGCTGAGAAATATCCTGATTGTACATGTCTGCCGCCGTGTTCGCCGCAGCTTGGTTGATACCTTGTATTCCCTGCGAGGTGACGGAGCTGTTCAAAACGCCGTTTGAACCGAGGTTCTGCAATAGGTTTCCCATAGAGCCGTTGACCTGCCGCGTTACGGCTTGATTGATGTTGTCCTGATACGACTGCGGAAGCTGACCGTTTGCGAGTGCCTGATACCCTGCATTCGCTGTATTCTGTATGCCCTGTGCCTGATTGAGAAGGTTCTTGTAATCGACCTGTGTTTCGCCTATAGAGTTTTCGAGGAGCTTCTTTGCCTTCGCATTCAGCTCCAATGCATTAGGCATGACAGATTCTTCGTAATCGCCTTGCAGTTTCCAAAGCCTTTTCTCTTCTGCGGTCGGCTGATAGGACTGCACCGTGGTGGTAGAACCACCGCCTTTTTTACCCATCGTTTTCCTCCTTGTAGAGTTCTTTAACGTATACCGTCACATAATAACTGTCGTTCCCCTCTTCGTCCGTCCCTTTGTAGGTGGCTATGACCTTACGACCTGCTTCATCCTTGCACCAAAAGCGGAAATGACCGTCTCGCTCTTCCTTCTTTACAATCTTGAATTTCAGAAGCCGCAGATACGGAAGAATGGGAAGGATACAGACGGTGGAAACCGCATGACCGCCCTTTGCGAGACAAATCAGCTTCGCTAAGTCAAACCAAAAGTGAATGTCTCCACAAAGCTGATACACGACAAGTATCCCCTTCCCATCAAAGAAGTATTCAGAGAATCCTCTTTCAGGCAGCCAGTAAAAGTCAAACCCCTTCGGGATAACGAAGGGGTCGTTTCGTTCTTTTTCGTATTTGTCTATCCATTCTTTTAGCGATTTCATAGATCTGCTATCTCCAAAATAATATGGTCAAATGTGAATGGGTCAGTCCCTTTCACTTCAAGGGTGATGCAGTCGGTCGAGTGGTTGCACAAAACTTTCCTTCTTGAGTTGGTCGGCATGTCTACCTTTAGCTTGCTCGTGCTTACATTTACCGTCCCTGCTTCATCGTTGGTAAACTTGGTATCTACAGCCTTTACAAGCATTTCATCCGAAGAAATGATTTCATGCGGCTTAATTTCGTATTCTATCGGCGTCCCATTGTCGCTCATAATGTCTTTATCCCACAGGTATAACTGCGTATCGCTTGCAATATAGATTTCATCTACCGTTTCCATAATATCGGTTACGGGTACGGCAAACTTTATGGTTGTTGCAACGCCCATAAGGTAGTTGTAGCAGACCCATTCTTTACGATTGCTTGTCACACGGAGCATGAGACAGCCATGCCGTTTAAGGTGGATAAGCTGCGGATTCCATAAGTCCTGCGTTAGAAGGCTTCTGAATTTATCCCCTATGTCCTGCGGCTTTACATTCCCATAATCCATAACGGTGGAGAGAGATTTCAGCCCTCTGCGGGAAAAGAACACAACGTCTGCTCCTACATTGACCGCCGTCATCGTCCCCATGCTGTCTGAATTGGTCACAATGGCGGGCGGCACCACCCACGAGGAAGGGCTTCTGTCGCCTTGAAGCTGATAAATGTTGCCGTTGGATTTAATGAAAACAAGGTCGTTGGCAAGCGGCACGACACTTTCTATATCCCCGCTGTCCCCATAGCCTATATCGATCCATTGTGCGGAACTGTCTACCGTCCCCTGCGAGCTGTCAGTGATGTTGTCCCAGCTTGTTGGGTCTCCGATTGCCGAGAAATATACACGATCAGAGCCGCTTAGCGTAATCATGAGCCTAGAAAGGCGTTGAAACACAATGTCGCATGATGGGCTTGACATGACGGTATTCAGCGTCAGGAAGTCGTAGTATTGGAGTTTATCTCCGCTCGCTATCCAAACCTTGTTCATGTACTTCGCACATGATGGTTTTTTCTTCCCTGTAAGACTTCCTAACAGCATTGGCAATTGACCGACCATCCACGAATATATAGAACCGTCATCGAGGAAAATGAGGGAAGTGTTTGTGTCTACGTCATAGTAAAGTGCCTTGATATTGCTTGACATGGTAAAGTCCGTAGGGGAAATCCCACCTCTGCTTCTAAGCCGAAGATTGTCATAGACGAAATTCTGGCACCGCACCATGTCCGTTTCAGGGACTCGTTCAGGGGCATCGGATGTGTTAATGCCGCCCGTGAGATTATTCAGAACAATTTGCTGTGTCTGATGTTTGTTTGTTCGCTTCATGTTTGCTCCCAAAGGTTAAGTATGTTTCAAATCTTACCTAGGCCCGCGACAACTGCCGTGACAACCAGTACTACAGCTCCCCCTGCAGCCGGATTTACAGTGGTTTTCGCAACTGCCCGTACAACCTACACTGCATCCACCGCCGCATGAGTCCGTGCAGGAATTGCCGCATGTGCTGCTGCACCCACTGGCACACCCGAGGGCGCATCCATTCATACAATTAATGACGGTGGGTTGTTTGGAAAGTGTGTCTTGAATGTCGGTGTCAAGCCCGTTGTCATTAGCTAAGAGCTTGACTAAATCATCGTAAATCGAAGTGGTTATTTTATCGCCTTTTACCTTCGATACTGCTGAAAGCGAGCCGTTTTTAAGTGCCATTCCCTGTCACCTTCTTATACGCCGCATCGGTAATGCTCTTACTGCTCTGCGTGCGATTGTCTAACTCTTTGTCGTTTGAAAGCATCTTGTTCAGGCTGTCGTACAGCGTGGTTTTTACTACGTCGCCCTTATTCTCGATTGTTGGTTTATCCATGGCGCCCTCCTACGGACCACTGCAATTATTGCTACAGCTTCCACTGCAACTGGAAGAGCATGAATCGCCGCACCCCTCACAGGCACTTCCGCATGTGTTATCACACTCAGAAGAACACCCGCCAGTACAGTTCCCGCCGCAGCTGCTTGAACAACTTGTGCAGACGTTCTTGCAATTCCCACCGCACGAAAGGCTACAGTTGTTCATGCATGCCTGTATAGCAGCGGTGTTCGTCTCTACCTGCTTTAGCGTGGCGTCCAGTGCTTCGTCGTTTTCTAAAAGGTTCTGCAAGTCGGTAAAGATGGTGGCGGATATATAGCCCGTTCTTGCAGAAACAATACTGTTGTGTTTGACTGCCATTACGTCACCTCCGCGTTATGATCTAACGCATAATGGACTTTCATCAGTCCGCAAAGGTTATCCCCATAAAGGGCTTTTCTTACTACGCACTGGTGGCAATAATCTTTCAGCTCACATGTCTTACAATGGGTGCAGGCGAATTTCTCCCCTTCGTCAAGTCTTGCGTCACCGAAGTTTGCTTGAAAGCACTGGTATAAGCGACCTTGCGGCGTGATGGCAGCCCACGCACAGTCTTGGATGCTGCCGCTAAACATGCGAAAATGCTTGGCACGGTTCTTCGTACTCGTAAGAAGAGAGAGATACGCACGGCGTGTGCTGATGTCTTTCAGCTCGTTATAAGCGAAGAAGTTCCATAACACCATCGGGGATATTCCCTTTTCATTTAGAAAGTCGATGTTCTGCTTTGCACGCCTTAGATAATGCTTCCCTGCTACGACATACGTTGCGTAAAGATGGTTTGCCTTCATGTATTCGTAAGTATCGGGACGGATAATTCGTGGGTTCTTTTGGTCATGGTCAAAGCTGACAGAGAGCTGAAAGTCTACACCTTTCTCCTTCATCCAGTCGATAATCTCCCTGCCCTTGCCGTTGAGAAGCTGACAGTTGGATACAATGATGTACCTTACGTCCCTTTTGTCTGTTTTCACCTGTTCGCAAAGGCGCACAGTGTCTTTGATGACCTCGGGATGGAGAAGAGGTTCTCCGCCCTCAAGCTCTATAGAAAGAGTTCCTTCTTTAATGATGTGCGGCTGTTTCAATAGTGCATAGAGTGTTTCTATCTGCGTACCGTTCCCACGATTTCTATTGGCTATGTCTGTGTTCCTTTGTGTGCAATACTCGCACTGGCAGTTACAGTCGTATCCCGTTGTCACACGGATATCGCTGATATGTGTGAGTTTGGTGTTCATTCAGAATCACTCCTGCGAAGAAGGTAATAGGCGAGATTTCGCTCCATGTTGGAACGGTATCTCTTCTGCTCTACGGTAAGCTCTAAGCTGTCGCTATAATTGCAAAGTTTCGTAAAAAGGAACGCCATGTTTTCAAGGAACACCATGTATTCATCGGTACTTTCAACCCCTTCGATTTCCTTCTTGTCGAGTTTTATGTCATGTAACTTTGTAATGCTGACGTTCATCGTTCGCTTGCCTTTCTGGCTAATACTGCCTTTACAATCTCCTGCACTCGCTTTTCTTGATGCGAATAATCAGGTATGCGTTCCACATTCCCTGCCTTCTGCCATGCATCGGCAAGCTGTTTCTTCTCTTCTTCTGTCAGTTTTCCTGTCACAAAATCAAGAAGTACAGCAACGGCGTTCCGCAAGGCGAGGATTTCATACCGCTCAGGAACAAAATCGCTTACTGCTTCATTGACCGACCACAACGTGCGTCTTTCCTTCTCGTTTGTCGGACTGTATCTGTATGTCAGATGCTCCCAGTCTGCGTGGAAGTCGTAGAAATGTCGGCTTATCCAATCAATCGTATATTCCTCACACCCGTCAGGAAGCACCTTCATGAATTGGACAGGCATCAGCCGCCCTGTATCGGGCCATGGCTCACTCCCTGTAGTTTTGATGTATTCCCAGAATCCATCGTGGGTATAGAAGAAATGCGCGCCGTTGTTGGGGTAGAATACGCTCTCTGACCTTGTGTAATCGTCAAAGAAATGTTCATCGTCGGTCTCATAGAAGAAATCGTTAAACGTCCCTGGTATTTGCATTGGTCCGTTCGTAATCTCATTCAATGCCCATTTTGCGATGGCTGAAACGTAGATCATAAGCTCATCTCACACATCCTTTCCATCCAGTAGTCGTAAATCCTATACTCCTGTTCCGTCATGATTTCCTCGTTGTTGTGATAGTCAAACGTGCCGTCAACGTCGTAGTTGGCAGAATAGCAAAGCGGAAGCGTCGTGCTTCCTATCTGCTTGTTGATTCTATCCTGCCCCTCTCTGAACTTCTTGAACTTATCCTTGTCGAAGCCGTGCCATATGTCGCCAATGTCATAACGGTGCCGCCCTGTCGCAAAACGATGGCATGGATAAAGTTTCCCATCCATGCCGAGCGTTACCATATATACGCCGCTTCCGCAATAGTTACTCTTCCCGTCATCTTCTTTAACAACACGCCGCCGTCCGATTGGCTTCAGCTTGAACTGGAGCTTGCGGTGAAAGATGAAATCAACCACCTTGCGAAGCTGCCTGTAATACTCTTCGGCATCCTCTTTCGTCCACTTATGCTCAAAGATAGGGTTCGCCCATGGTTCAAACCCGAGCTGAATTTGGTTAATAAGCATGTCTGCGAGCATAGGAAGCGTGTCATGGTTCATCGTGCCTTTAACCATAGGCTCGTGGTCACGGTGCTTCCACCACTCCATGTTCTCCATAATCTTGTCGTATGACCCTTTGCCGTTCAGGTATACGCGGTTCATATCGTGCGCCTTTTTGCACCCATCGAGGGACACACCAACCCTAAGGCACTTCCACCTATTTAAGAAGTCCCGTATCGCGGGTTCTCCAAAGAGCGTGCCGTTAGTCGTGTTGAAGAACGTGAAGCGACGTTGCGTCACCCACGGATGATGAAGCTCTCGCCCTTTCTCTAAAAACCTTGTCATGGCGTATTCCATAAGTGGCCACTCAAGAAGTGCTTCGCCGCCGATAAAATCAAGGACGATGTACTTCCTTTTGCTATACTGCGGTTCTGTATAGATAAGGTCTATGAATTTATCGATGTATTCTTTCTTGATTGTCTGATACTGCTTGTTTTCTTCGTAGCAATACTTACAGGCGAGATTGCACTTGTCTGTGATGAAGATAGTCGCAGTCAAAGAAATGTTTTCGTTCATCTAGTCACCAGCATCTTTACTTTTTTAATTCCGCCGTCAAGGCTCTGCTCTAGGGCAACCCCGACTGTATCGGGCGTTCTCTCTGCTGACGTCTTGCCAACCCCAGGAATAGCGGACGGTACAATGAAATCACCGCGCCAAACCTTGCCTTTCACCTTGACGTCAACACGCCCCGCAAGGGCTACAGGGATGTATTTCTTAATGTTATGCGTCTCAAAGTCTTCGTCATTGACCGCATCGCCGCCAATGATTTGTGCGTAGCAGTCAGACTGAACGCCGACAACAACAAGGCTCTTGTCTGTTGCACGGACGTATTTCTCACCTTCTGATTTCATGTCAAGGGCGATGATTTCCCCTGCTTCTGTTTCTCCGCCGCGGTCGAAGTATTCGGCGTAGTCGTTGTATACGGCGTTGAAAACTTTTGTTGCCGTCATTGTTCCGTTTGCCGTTACGTTTCCGGCGATGGTTGCACCGGAGCTTACGTTAACGTTCCCCGTGACTGATAGATCACCGCCAACGGATGCACTCTTTCCTACAGACATGGTACCGGTCACGGCGCACGATTCTTTAGCGTGTATGCGTTTTCCGTATATATCACCCCACGCCTTGTTGTCACGCCCGAGGTTGTCAAGCCCATCTGATCTAGGCGATATGTTTTTTGATTCTGCCATATTTCCTCACGCAAAAAGCACCCACATAAGTGAGTGCTTTTTTGAAATACCGTCAGGTAGTAGTGGTCGCTCCGCCAGTCGAGGACTGGTAAGGCGAGTTTACGATGTACGCCGGTGTCGGGTACGGTTTAAGCTGCCCTACGATGGTTGCGTTCTGTACCACCTGAGAAAGATTGAAGTTTGCGGATTGGAGTGCTCTGTCGCGGTCTGCCAGTTTGTCGCGGAGTTCCTGCAGCTGATTTGCCATCATCAGACCACGGGTTCTTTCCGCTTCTTCGTGGATAGCCGTCTTGATTTCGCAAGCGTTCTTGTAGTTTTCCGCTCTCACCGCATCAATGTTGCGGTTGGTTTCGCAGCAACACTGTTGTTGTGCGAAGCGGTTCTCTGCAAGTTGACTGCCGAGCGAATAGTTGCCCTGCATGACCGTTTTCTCAAGCCCTGCCTGCCCTTGGAGCATGGTAGTGTTGAGAGCAAAGGTCGAATCAGCAAGTCCGTAGGTAACTCCGCGAATCTGCGACATCTCGTCTTGGTGGTTGAACCCTGCCTGCATTTCTGCCTGCGTGAGCCCGGCGCGATTTCCAAAGCCGAAGCCGCCGCCACCCATGAGTGCGAAGATAACGACAAGCCACATGAACCACATGCCGCCACCACACCCGAATCCGTCACCATAACCGCCCGTAATCGGCATTACAGGCTGAATACCATTCCCCTCCATCGTTCTTGTACCTCCTGTAGAGAATATATAAAGCTCTGCGCGCTAGAGCCGTAAACCGAACCCTGAAAGAAATTGTCCGAGCTGCTTTTCGTTCATGCCACGTTGCCTTGCGAGGTTCTGGGCGATGACTTTCAATTCGTCAACGGACTTGCCATTCCCCATTTGTAAAGCTCTCCCCATAAGTGGGTTTTGCCCTGCCATGTTCTGAATGAGTTCCAAGGGGTTATTCGACTGGTTCAGCAGTCCCATGAGTTGCATTGGGTTCATGTCCGTTTCCTCCTTTAAGCATAGACACCGCTTTCTCCAATTCGGAGATTCTGCTTTCAAGAGTATTCTGTGTTGCTCCCTTTGAGAGTACATACACCTTGAAAACAGGCATGCCGTTTAGATCTATCACCTTCTCGTACACCTTTCCTTCAGACGGAGAAGGAAAGAATGACGGCGTTCCGTCAAGTCCAATCTGTGCGGCACGCGCTTCTTCCACGCTTGTAACCACACGCCCTCTGATGGGCGGCACGCAGGCTTGCTCCATGCGGTTAAGCCTATCCTGCATTTGCGGTATCGCGCCGTACATTCCAGTTTGGTAGTCTGGGTATCCATACATTCCTACCACCTCCTATAAGTATTATCCTACTTTGCGATGGATGAATGGTGTCACGAAAGCCCTAAAAATATCCCAGTTTTCTGCCGGATTTGTACATCTTTTTAGAGATTCGCCGTGCAATCCTAGCCACACTCTTCCTTGTAAGTGACTGGTCGATAGCTATCTCCTTGAACGTCATTCCTTCTATAAGTCTCATGTGAATATATCTTTGCTCGTCGGGCGTAAAGATGGCGGCTTGAAGCATCGCATCAAGCTCTTCATGGTCAACCGTCCTTAGCCATTCTTTAACTACCCTTCGTTCAGGGATCATGATAATCATCTCCTTTAACATTTTTGTCGTTCCTTTCTTATATCCTCTCTATTGATATAAGAAATAGAGCTTACAATTTTACCCCTTCGATTTCTGCACGCACTTCTAACGTGTACAAGTACCTACCCATATACGATGCCTGTTCTTTTAGTAACTCTAACGAGCAAGTGGGTTCAAAATCAAGAGTACCAGCTTCATACTTAATAATTGTTCTATGAAGTTTATCATAACGAATCTTAGTTTGATAATATTCTGCTTTAAATCTATCTTTATAGTCAGAGCTATTCATTAAAGCAATAGTGTCTTTAAGTTCCATGTGCCCTCCATTTATACAGAATTAGATTGTTGCTACATACTGTTTGTACAGTTTACCTTCTGGCATGTCGGGGTCATCCCAATAAAGAGCTTTAGCTACCTCAATATACTTATCTGGGTCTTTACCAAGAATATTAGAAAGGTCACTGTATAACATATTGATGGCATAGTATAAGTCAGCTGGTCTATCAATGTGACGCTTCTTAGCTTCTTCTTCCACCTCTGCGAATTTCCAGTGCGCCCCAGTCGTACCATCCACGTTTTCCATATGGGCTACGGCGTCTACAGCAATATCGGTATCGAAGAACGGACCGAAGTCTAACTCATGAAGTTTAAGCAACATACGCTTTGCTTTAGGGTCTTTCGTGTCCAAAGTCAAACAATCTAAGTATTCATAGATAACATTATGCAACTCACATGTTTTTAAGCTGTCGTTAGTTCTTTTAAGGTATTCTCTTGCGGTAAGCATATTATTCTCCTCCGTCAATATTTTCGCCATCAGAAACTTTCTCTATAGATTCTAAAATCTCTCTGAATTTCTCTTCTCCAATAAACTCATAACATAAGAGTAATAGCCAAAAGTCAGGTGTGCTTAGAATATCAGTCTGCGATGGTAAAGCATTCATAATGACCAGCTCCTTTAATCCAATAACCGATTTCTACATTCCAACAAGCACCTTTATCAGCTTTATTCCTTATTCACCCCTCATTATCATTTCAGTACGACATCTCCGTCCGAATCTAATGTGAGTAACCCGCCTGCGTCAACCGCCTTTTTTATCCCATCACTGGTGACGGGGTTTCCACTTCCGTATTTTGGAGTTGTATCAAATGTCAATAAATTCTGTTTCGTGTCTATACTATCTTGCAGTTTCTTATACTCTATCTGCGCGTCTGTCTTGCTTTCCTTCTCACCTATCTTATTCAAGATGGTGGTGGAGAAGTTAGGATCATTCCCTAACGCAGTCGCAAGCTCTTGTAATGTGTCTAATGCGGTCGGTGCGCCGTTGACTAAATCACTTACCACGCCATGTACAAATTCAGTATTAGCTATCGTCTTAGAATTGTTTGTTGTTGCCGGTGTCGGTACACTGGTTTCCCCTGATACAGTAAGTGAAGAGGTGGATACTGAATCCGTCCACGCCTTCCCGTTATACGTATATGTTTTCCCAAGGTCGGTACGGTAACACTTCATGCCCGCTACAAGGTTTTCCGTAGGGAAAGCGGTGCCGCTATATGTAGATCTGAGCGCGTTGATGTTCTTCTCGTGGTTCAGTATGCCGTCTTTCACCGTAGTGGTGGCAGTGCTTCCAAGTGGTGCGTAGTCTTGCATGGTTTCACCTCAATACTATATCGCCGTCTGAATCAACGGAAAAAAGTCTGTCTTTCAGCTTTAAGTAGGTTTTTGTTATTTCATCACCATTTCCGTCAAAATATCCGTTATTGAAGGGAATGTTGGAATCTTCGCAAAGCGTCCATGTCGGTTCTCCATTGGTCAACGAAGAAAGTCGGTATCCTTGCTTCAAATCCGTTCTATAGCAGGTCATGCCGACTTGCAGGTTGGTAGTCGGGAACGCGTTACCGCTAGAGTTGCTAAGTGCCGTGAGAATATCGTCATACATCTTTGGTATGCCGACGTTGAGATGCTCATTTTCAGAAAAGTCAGAAAATTTCTGCATTATTCGTCCCACCACACATTCTTATCAGCAACACCGCCGTATTCGGTATTATCAAACTCATACTGCCATGCCTTCACAGTAAGTTCAGGATGCTCTTCCTTGAAGTCGCATTGCGCGCTTCCCGGCTCTGCCGACCAATAGGGGATATAGTCTCCCATCAAGTCTGTTCGGAGCTTGTTCAGTGAGGAATAGTTTCCATAGATGCCGCACTCGTAGTCATTGGCGTTGCACTCACTGACAAACGCACTCGCGATAGCGGTCAGGTCGTCAGCATCAACACGGTCTGACATGAACGGCTCAATATCAAACCATATGTGAAGAGGCGGCACGCCTACTTCGTCCAACAATTCTACAACCTTACGAGCTTCTTCTTCTGCTCGTTCTGTCGTTTCAGCGTGAGACAAGCAATACACGCCCCATTCCATCTCTGCGGAAATTGCGTCTCGCACATGCTCTAAAAACTTCTCTGCGATAGTTCGCCCTTCTGAAATCTTTATGATAACGCCATCCTCTTTTTGCGAGATGGCGTTCCAGTTGAGGTTTTCCGAGTAGTCAGAAATGTCGATTATGCTTTTCATCCTGCGGTGGTCCTTTCTTTGGCTGCTCAAACTGGTCAGGGATTCCATTGTGGTTCTTATCAACAAAGCACGCCATAATGAACCCGAAGAACCCCGTAGCACCCAAAACAATAACTATGAATTTTGACAAGGCATCCAAATCGGATGCGCCTGTCTTATAGAAGGCATACATCCACGCCCCGTACCATGTGAACAGAAGCAGGACAACGAAAAGCAAGTAGAATATGACAACCTTCATGACAGGTTTATCAAATTGCTTGCTTTTCAGACTGTTCATGGTTTTCTTTAGTAATTCAGTTATAGCGTTCATGTTCAAGTTTCTCCACGCGGTGATTTATGTCCTCAATAACCACGCCGTGCTTTTGAACCGCCGTATCGAGGTAGTGGACTTTGTCTGTCGTGTCGGCTATGGTGTCGGCAAGATTATCTATGGACTTTTGCAGGGATTCAATGACAAACGCCTTGAATAGCCACGTCCATATCCCCAGTATCCCCGATATGATAAAAATAGTTTCGTTGTCTATCACTTTAGTACCCATTGCTATTCCAAGAAATTCTGCCCTCGACAACCTTCCCCGCCGCGTTCCGTAAAATGATTTTGAAGTATTTCCCTCTATCGTCCTCGCCCTGCTCGGTGATATATGGAATGACCGGCTCCCCTTCCGTCCCGCCGCACACATTGACTACTACGTCAGGCGTTGTGTAGTAGGTTCGGTTGAAATATACCTTCGTCTCTTCCGCGGGTATGTCTGCCGCGCCTCTGTCCTTTACGTCATCTATATCCACATGAATTGCATAATCATACACAAGCGGGTTGGATGCGGCGTTCTTCTTTCTAATCACAAGTCTGTATATCGCATCTTTGTATTCGTATTCGCCAACCTTAAACTCGCTGAAGGTGTTATACCCCGACGCTTTATTGGCAAGGCGGTTAAATTCATCAAGAGTTATGCCGTGGTTGTTCACAACAATATCTGAAAGCACTCCGCAAGGCGTCTGCTTGATTCTAATATCTCTGATGCTGATTTGATTTTCTTTCTTGAAAATCTCAAAGAGACGCCGATAGTCATCCGTTGCGCTCAATCGCTCACCAAACATCCGCACAAACGCAGCTTTCCTGTCGAGGTGTTCCCTCGGAGAGAGCGTCTCATAACTATTCTTGATTGTATTTGTCTTTTTAGCATCTCTTAAAGCCGCGTTTTCAGCGAATGGCTTATAAACGCGTTTAAACGGCATTTCTATCGCTTGCATGTGTTCTTTGATAAATCTATCAAAAGATTTCTGCGAACGCATGAGAAGGGTATTTAAGAGCGTCTCTTTTTTGAGCACCTTCACGTTTTTCCAAACAAATTCAGCTGCTTGTATGCTTTCTTGTCTTTGAAGGTTTGCTTGTCTTGCGTCGTTTATGGATACCGTGAGAGCATCATATTTTTTGGTCTTAATACTCTTTCTTGCAAGCTCGCGGATTGGAAGTCTCTCAAAGTGGGATGCTCTGATGGAAATCCTCTTGGTGTCGTTGGCTTTCATGGCTTCATAGAAACGTCTTTGGAGGCTTGCTTGCCTTGCGTCGTTTATGGATACCGTGAGAGCAAACCTTCTATAGTATCGCGTCGTTTCTCTGCTTGCATCCGAAAGGGAAAGTTCGTCACTATCTTTGACGTATATGTCATCGAACCCGAAGTGATCTATCGTGTCGGTCACGTTGTCTATGAATATTTTGTCTGCATCATCAATAAAGAACGAATGTCGGTAAGTTTTTATATCAAGCACGGGTCAGCGTTATTTCAAAAGTAACGGTGAGAACGTCGCTTGCTCCTTTGTTAATCACAGGGAATGTTACGCGGTCAAAGAAAATGCCACCACTAGACGCATTGCAGATGCCTGCTTCTGTGATTGCGCCTGTCGCCTCGCCTGCGTTGAATGTGGTCTGTACTGTAAGTTTGGTCGTGCCTGCGGAGTGAGAATAGGATGCCGCTTTTCTAAGCAGCTCGGTGGCAAGTTTAGTGTCGCCCGCAGCGACCGCAGTCGTTCCGGTGCCAACGGCGATGTAATTCATCACGCCCGGTCTGGACGAACCTGCACCAAAGGCGTTGCATAAGAAATCAATGCCGCTGTTCAATATCATGTTATTGTGACGGGATGCAATGCACGCCCCGTCCTTTCTTTGAAGTACAAGCGTTACTGCGCCATGTACGCTAAAATTTTCTTTCTGCATGTTTACCTCAACTGTTGAAACGAACCGCCGTCATGATTCCGATCGGCGGCGCTTTAATGGTTTTATACTGCGTTGTCCCCTGAAGAACCGCATTGTTGTTAAGCGCATACAGGGTGCGCTCTGTATCAGACTGCGAAACCCCGATAGTGATTATGTCCATGGTGCTTGGGTTTAGCGGGAGTTTTTGGGATAGTCCATCACTTCCGACAAGAACAAGCCCATCATCATAGCGAAGATAAAGAGCCCCATTTTCCCCTCCTATAGACGCTATGGCGCATGATTCAAGCGCGTCATCGATTTTTATATTAAACGTAAGCGAGAACGTGGAAGCTCCTGTATGTAGATTGTACGCAAGGCGTGTCAGCTCGTCCTGCTTTAGTCCCTTGCTCCATCTTGCATAATCAAACACATCACAGTGGATATGCTCTGTCGGCTCTTCTCCTGCCATTGTCTGCAAGTCCTCATCGAGCGGCGCTTCAATGAGTGCCGTCTTGTCGGCGTTCTTGTCTGCGATATAAGTTTTTATCTCAATGCCGTCAAGGTCTGCCGCCACGCCGCCTACCATGTTGATAGTCTTTGCGCAATCGTCAAGGACGGAGAAGCCTAGATCGGAGATTGCAATGTCTGTATTAGAGACGCCCTCTATTTTGTAATCCGACCAGCTTCTCGCCCTTGCCGTATATGGCAGGTGTCCCGTGGAGATATATTCCCCCTTGAATACGCCTTCTGAAAGCCTGAGCCCATGTGCCACCGCATCGTAGTAAGTGCCAACCTTATTGCCTGTGTACAAGGTCTGATGTTCATCAAAATCGACGATGACATTCTTCTGCTGGTCTTGCACGGTTTTCAAAAGAAACCACGATGCCTTTTGAGAGAAGTTTCCGTGTTCATCGTATGCTTTGATTAAGAAATAAATATCCCCTGTGTTCGGGTATTCCATTTTCTTCTTCAATAGCTCTGTCTTGAATATCTCAAGTCCGTTCTCCCATGAGGGCGTGGTTGAAGCGCGGACGGTGTATCCCGCCCCCTGCACGCCAACGCTTCTCCAATAGAAGTCAAGAACTGCGCCGTTTCTTTCTACGATGAAATCTTGAACCTGCGGTATTTTGCAATACAGATAACCCTTTTCGCCTTCTCCGAAACTGTCGTAGTAGGCTACAGCTATCTCGCTGATTTGGTCGGCGTCTTCCGTGTAAAGCATCCAGTTATCCTGCGTTTCATACATGATGCCGTTCACATATATGTGCGCTCCGATGCAGTCAAGGGGGATGAAGGTGTAGTTTATCAGCGTGCCTTGCGCGTTCTTTGACATGTTTATGTCTTGCGGTTTTTCAGGGCGTTTCTTGCTATACTGCAATGCCGAACCGTTAGACGCCGTTCCGTCCTGCAGGACTGCATAAAGATATGCCGTGCCTACGGCAGATACAGGCATCTTATAAGAGTAGTTATTGGTCGTTCTCTCAAGAAGTCCTGACAAAGTGCCGACTGCGGTATTCGTCCGCACTTCATAGTAGGCGAGCTTGTTGTAGTACGTTGGGTCGCTCCACTTGAACACGCCGCCCTCTACGGAAAATGTAAGCGTAAAGTTTGGTGGTGGGGCAATCCCTGAACTCCCTATTTCCTCATTTGCCTTGAATCCGTTGGCGAGGTTTACCTGTTCGGCGATTGAGGCGAGATACCGCCTTAACTGCGTCATCAGATATCGCCCGTCGCCCTGTACTACGTTGGGAAGGTCAGGGGCTTCTATGTATACTTTCTCTTTTTCACTCATGACATCCCCGTACTGATAGCCTGTTCGAGCGTGCTTATGATGTTGCTATCCTGCGTCACATCATACTCATTCTCGTTCAAGGCAAGAAGTATCGCGCTGCGAAGTATTACCGCGTTAATCGCTTCGTGGTCAAACGGCAAATCATCGTCTGCTCCGACAAGATCGGGCGTGGCAAAATACCTGAACCGCACGGCGTCGCTTCCGTCCGTGATGGTTGCCACGTTGCTTGTCATGCGTATTGGGTATGTGCCGCACGCGCCCATGTAGTTATGGGGGAGCTTGTCTCCGTCTCGTATGGTCGTTTCCTTGGCGAGTACAGGCCATTTGGCAGCTATCAAAAGGCTTGATACCTGCTGAATCGCCGTATTGATGAACTCAAGGCAAGCATCGGTAGAGTATTCGTCAGATATGTCATGGGTGGCAGATTTAAGCCGTGCTATCGCATCTCTTACTTTCATCATACCCTCCATATGGGGAACACTCGCCTGTTGGCGTATCTTCTAACAGGTGTCAGCTCTTCGGCGAGCGTCTTGTTGGCTTCTGCCATAATATCTTCCTGCGGGTTCTGATTGAGTATCATGCCCGTCAGCTTGACTATAAGGTCAAGGAATATATCGGGAAGCTCCAATACATCGTCTGCCTTGACCGCCTTGACGGAATATCTGTAGAGAAGCGCTACATCTTCCAGTACATAAAGTTTCCCATTCAGGACTTTGAACTCGTGGTGGCACGGTTTCTTCTGCGCGGGGCATGGATGGAGCGGGTATCGAAATCTGATGGTGACGATGGAAACAATAGAGAGTAAATCTTCCGGCAAATCGAAACCATCCCTGTATTCGATGCGTGGTTTCTTCTCTTCTGCCGTCTCATTTTCCTTGTCGATCTTTTCGTTGATTTCATCAAGACGATACTCCACTTCTTTCTCCAGGAAGTCACTGTTCTTTAGTGCAAAGGTTCGGTTGATATAGCGCACCGCTTCGTTGAGAGACTGGATAATGTCATAGTCAGAAAACTTGACTTCATTATTGTCTTTCTGCTTGAAGCGCACGGACTGAATAATGTCTTTGACGTTTATCATACTGTCTCCAAAAGCTGATTCAGCGCATCGGGCTTTCTTTGACTTGCCGAATCATTCGTAATAAGCGGCACGGCGTAACCATGCCACATGCACTTCTTATGGTTCACAGCAAGTGCCTGATGAACCTTGAAGAATTTCAGCATGTAGGTGGTGTAGCCAGCCATGTCTCCTTCTCTCTTCCTTGCCATAGCTTCTTTGAGCCACGGGTCGAACTGATACATTTCTTCTGGAATGACACCTAGCATGTAGCCGTTCTTGCCATTCCCCATGCCCATCTCATCATATTCCTTGGCTTGGGCGATAGCCCCTGACAGGTCTACCGTATTTCTAAGGTAGCAAGTCCCATCATCTTCCAGCCGTATTTCCTGCTTGGTAATCATTTCAGCACCCCATAAATAAAAAAGGAGGGAACAACGCTAAGTCATTCCCTTCACTTTAACTAAAACATATTGCTTTTATCTCTTGATGCCGATGATGGACGCCGACGCTTTCGGCTGAGATGCCTGGAGTGTCAGTTTGGTTTCCAGCACGAATTTATCATAGGTGCCGGTCTTGTCCAATCCGCTGACTTCATGCGGCTTTTCAAAGTAACGGAGTTCCCAGTAGTCGAAATCGTAAATATCAATACGATCGGAGTTGTACATACGATGGGAGTGTGCAGTGACTACGCCGCCGTCGGTTTCGTAAGTATCTGCGACTTCCGAGCCGTAACGGGTTTTCGGCTGACGCTGCGTGGTTGCCATCGCCGAAACAAGTTTGGAGAAGCGGCGTTTATTTTCCATAGACATGTAGGCATCAGTCGGTTTACCACCGCGGTTTGCCGCCATTGCCATTACATCGTCAATGTCATCGAGGGTGTACTGTGCAGCTCCGCCAAGAGACTTGACGTTGGATTTAACAATCTTGACTTCGGTGCCTGTGTCGGTCGGCTTTACCTGCGTAGTCGCAGAGGCATCGCCGCGTACCGCATCCTGAATCTTGTCGTAAATGGTGAATGCAGTTTTCGGGTTGGTAGTATCAAGTCTTACGTAGTAAACGGCACCCGCTTTCATACCAGCAGGCATTTTCTTACCGATGAAGTAAACAAAATCGCCGGTCTTGAGGTTATGTTCTTTGGTGGTGGTGAATACGCCTGTTTCTGCAGCCGCGGTTACATCAAGGGTATCGAGATCCATGAAGTACGGAACACCGCCCATGAGAGGAGCTACTGTTTCGCTTCCCATGCGAGCATTGTCATTGGTGATAAGTGCGTATTCAATATCAAGTGCCTGCTTGGTAAACGCATCGGTCTTGGCTTCACTCATGGCATCGCCCTGCGGTACATTGTAAATCTTCTTGACTTTACGTTGTACGTCAGAAATGAGACCAGTGTTTTGGAAGAACTGAACGTAGTTTTTCAGCCCTTCGACAGAACCTACCTTGTGGTACTTGTATTCTTCGTATTCAAGGTGGGCGTTTTCACTCGGCGGCTCAAGGCGTTTGGTCATCCACATGGTATCAGTGGCGGTGACTTCCTTGCCTTCCGGCAGTCGGGAAAGAATCTGGGTAGAGGTCGGGTCGATATTATAGAGTATCGGGGAATAATCTTCCGCTTGACCTACCGATTCATAGGTTACGCTCTGGGAACTAGATGGTCCCAGTTTTCTTGTTACGTCCTGTGGCATTATTTTCCTCCTTGGTGGTAATTACAGGAACTGAATATATATAAACACAAAAGTGTGTTTACCGCTTCATGGAACCAAGCCATGCTTCTACAATCTTAGATTTATCTCTTGCAGGCGCAGATCTAAGCTGCTCTGCATAGTCGATTGGCTTAACAGCGTCTTGCCCCGTGCCTTTTCTCTCCACGGATGGGGAGCGCGGCGATGGCGTAGTAGATGTGCCGTTCTTCTTTGCGTAAAACTCTTTTCTGCAATCTTCGTAGTAGCTTCTTACCACTTCGGCAGACTGCGGGTCGAGTTTTCCCTGCATGGCTTTCTGAATAGCCGGAGCTATGGTAGCCGCTTTTTCGTATGGCATTGTCTTGTAATGCTCCTGCATAAAGAACCCGATTTCATCAAAGTGTGGCTCGGCGGCTCTCTGCTCGTTAATCCAATCTGCCACGCCCTTCTTAAACTCGTTCTCCTGCTGCGCCTTCATCTGCTCAATGCGAACCTGTTCGCTATATCCGCTGATGATTTGGGAGCGGGCTACATCAAGGGCGGCTTTGTACCTAGATACTTTGGTTTGAATTTCATCGTTGTCGGAAAACTCACCCATGGACAATTCATCTTCGGTGATGCCGACATCTTTCATAGCTTTGTCGCGCGCCGCCTTGTTGACCGCATCGAGGAACTCGTTACGAAGCTCAGCTTCGCTCTTCTGCGGCGGTGGTTTCGGAGCATTCTGCTGCTTCATGGCAAGGTACTGCGGCTGATATTCAGGCGGTATCTTGCTCTCGTCCACCTGCCCCATCTGAATAGCAAGGGAAAGCTCGGCAGGCGAATAGAACTGCGTCTTCTGAACTTGCGGCTGCTGAACCTGTGGTTGTTCTGCTGGCGGTTCTTCTGCCTGTGGTTGCTCTGTCGGTTCGGCTTTCTCCGGCTCTTTTGTCTCCGCTCCGCTAGGAATAGTCTCTACGACCTTCCTGCCTGTTCTTTCGTCAATGCGAAGTCCCATTCGAGGGCTTTCTTCCGCGGGCGTTTCGTGGGTTTCTACTGGTGTAGATTCTGCCGGAGTGGATTCTACCGGCGTTTCGTTCTCTGGCATTAGTTATCCTCCAATTTGGACTCCGCAATCTTACCTGTGTTTATGATTGCAATCATGTTGTCTATGAACCTCTCCGCCGCACGCAAATCAGCGCGTATGGCGTTCGGGTCTTTTGATGTGTGAAGAAGCGCATATAATGCGGCGTGTTCCTCTGTCTTTTGGAACTCCGCAAGGAAAGAGGAAAGCGTCTCTGCGCTTTTCCCCTTCTTTATCATCTCTTGCAAACGTCTCTCTCGTTCGCGGCTAGTCATCTTATCCATTCGGTCTCCTAAGAGCCATTCCTCTAGGGCTTGCAGGAAGGTTCATTTTCTTCAATATCTCGGCTATCGCATCAGGCGGCAGGTCGTTCAGCCCTGCGGATACCTTCGGAATACCGCTCTTTCTTATGTCGGCGGCAGCTTTCGCATCTACCAGTGCTTTCTTCGCCGCGATCTCTGCCTGTTGCTGTGCCTGCATCATTGCGAGCTGCGACTGTTGTTTCTGTGCCTGCGCCTGCTTGAATTGTTCGCTCGTCGGATCTATCAGCGTCTTTTCTGCGTTTGTCAGTCCCATTTCCTCAAGAAGCGTCTTACCTGCTACATACCAGCTGTTTTCATCAACAATTCCCTGTTGTGCGAATACTGGATATATCTGATTGATGAGTACCATCAGATAGTTGATACGTGCCTCTTTTGTCCCTGCCCCCTGCGCTACGTTCAGCACAAGGTCGTAGTCTACGTTTACGTCCGCGCTTGAGATAGACACATTCTTGTCTCCTACCCTAATCATCTGCTCGGAATCGCCAAACTGCTGATTGAGTTGGATTAAGAAGCGGAATATAGGCTTGAAGAAGTTTTCGGCAGACAGTCGAGCCATGTTCTTTTGTCTCTTCTCTGCCTGCCCCATGATGCTTGTGATGCCTGTGGCAGTCTTGTTCAAGGATTCAGAATCAAGCCCTTGGTTGTACCTTGTTGAACCCGTCTGCGCTTCAATCTCGTTCTGTGCATAGTCTACAAGGCTCATGGTTGCTGAACTCATCGGCGGCGTGGAAATCGGATAGATGAGGTTTCCTGGCATGCCGTTGGTTGGGACTAAATCCTCGTTGTCGAGAAGGGCTTCTACGTCGACATTTGCTTGGTCAAATGCCATCTGCGGGCTATTGCATCTTGCGATGTTGACTATCATCTGACGAATAACCGCCGTCTTTAAGTCCTGTTGTTGCTCTACAACATCAGCAAACCCCGCCTTCTCATTGAAGATGACCTGCGGGTCTCTTTCGGAACAGTTTACGAAGAACGGCACCCTTTTGAAGTTGTTCACCTGTATTTTGAGTGGTACTTCGCTATCGCCAACCGTATGGACGATGAGTTTTTCGTAGATGCCGTCATCGTTATAATCCACGTCTACATAGCACTCATAGAGTTCTACGTCCTTGGATGCATTGTCCGCGTCTGTAAGCTGATAGCTCTTGGTGGAAAGCCCCCTGTTATGCGTGGTGTCGTACTGTGTGTATTTGGTGTCCCCTGCGTTCTTTAACGCTTCATCCACGTTTTCATACACGCCGTCACGTTCTCTGCGTTTCAGGTAGTCCCCTTTTACAATCTTTCTGTGGGCTACAAACTTGCACTCATTGATGGACGATGCATCCGGCGTGAACCGGAACTCCGACGGCGGCACCCTTTCGATCACAGGGTAGTTGTCGGTGACGCGAATCTCGTTGTATTCGACATTGTAATAACCGCCGTCCACCTTCTTGATTTTGGTGACTTCTATGTCGCCTGCGGCAGCGGCATTGGAAAGCTGATTCATGATTTCATAGTCCATCTGGCTAATCATAACCTGCATTGGTACATGCTCTTCTTCGTGCTTCCACCAAACCTTGGCAACGCCGTAGTTGAGTTTAAGAGAATCTGTCCAAACGTCATTGCAGAAGGTGGTGTAGTCGTTCTTCGTGTCGAGCTGATACTGAATCAGCATCTCCGTTTTCTTCGCCGCATCGGTCTTGTCCATGTTGCGAGCCTGCACGCTTACAGGTTTGTCTGAACCTGTAAAAACCTCCATGACCTGCGGAATAATCCAGTCGATGGAGGTTTTAACATCTCTTGACACCCAGTCAGACATTTCAGAAAGCCGTGCAAACTTCTTTCTGTAGTGACCTTTGGTTGCATTATAAATTTCTTCTCTTTCAAGAATTTTCGGCTCAATCGAGGACTTGTAGTAGTCGTTGGCAGCTTGCTTGCCATCAGTGACCGCCCTCATGATTTTGTCGATTTCTTTCTTCTTTAGCGTCTTTAAGCTGACTTCCTCGCCCTTCGGGGCAAGTGCCATGACTGCATTAGCTTCCATTACATCTTCCCCCATTTACGGATACGGCCTTTTTTCCGTGCATCTTGCCATGCTTTTTGCCATGGGTTCTTCGTCTGTGCGTATATCTTCGCACAAACATAAGCAAGGCAGTCGATGATATGCGAGTATTCGTTCTTGTCAGGTTCATCAAGAAGTCTCTCTCCTACTTTCTTTCTGTGGTAGCCGCCTGTCAAAGCTCTTATAATCCATGTGCATGACGGGTCGATCAAAAGCATCGGCTTCCCATCGCTCGTCATATTGGTTAAGAACCACCGCACGGCTTCCGCACGCTCTGTCTGCGACAATGCACCCGGCTGAACATACCATCCAAAATCATCTCTAAGTATCTGATTGGCGGTCTTTTCATCTGCCTGTGAACGCTGATTGCCCGCCGGGTCGCCTACACAATTCAGCGAGAACCCATAGTAGTATGCCGCCAAATCTGCTTTCAGGGCTTTGGCATGGTTTCTCATGCCGACATCCCATGACTGGCACTCTCTAAGGACAAGGATCTGCCCTTTTGCCGTCGTCTGACAGATGATGGTAGCAGGGGTAAGCCCGTAGTCGAAGCCCAGCTCCAAAGGTCTCCGCTTGTCTGGTCTTAACGGACTTCCTGCTACATGGTAGTCGTACCTGAACTCTGGATAATAGGGCTTTTCGAGCGATACGTCCCAGTTGATTTCATACTCTCGCTCCCACCCTGCGGCAGTAGAGCCTTCTTTCTGCTCTTTTATCCACTCGGGGTCTCGCTTGTCAGGGTCTGCGGTGTAGTGAACCCTCGCAATGTAAGCCCCGTTTCTTCGATACTCTGTAAGCCCCTTAATCTCTTCGTGCTTCTCTATCGCCTGTTCATCTTCAATCCCGTTGATGTTCTCATTGACGATCTTTGAGAAGAAGCCGGGGTTCGCTGAACTGTCTATAAGAATACGTCCGCCGCCCTGAATGACTGGTCTAAGTGCCATCCATGTTTCCTCGGCGTTGTCCCAGAAAGCCATTTCCGTGCAGTATACGCGCGATGCGGTGTATTGTCGGAGCTGGTCAGCACCTTCAGCTACGGCAAAGATGGTTGTTCCGTTGCTGAACCGAAGAAAGCTATAGCCTTTCTCGGAACTTATCTTCTTATCCAACTTAGGGAAGCGATGCCGGTTATGAGGGAGATTATTATACATGAACATAAAACGGCTCTCGCCCATCAAGTAGGCGGAGTCATCGAACTTCTTTGACTGTATGAATATGGTTTGGTTCTCCCTGTACATCGCTTCCCATAAGCAGATAGCAAGGCAGCACCAAGTCATCATCATACGTCTTGATTTTGGTATGCAAAGAATTTTCTCGTTCTCTGCCAAGTAGCAGATTCGTTTCAAGTATTCTTTGTCAGGGAAATTCTTTACTTTCCCTTCGTCGGCTTCGTCCATCGTGAGACAAGCTCCATGAATAAACGACCATGGGTCGCTCTTCCATGCCTTCGTCTCCATCAATGTGAGAAGCTCTTCCTTCTCTGCCCTGCTCAGCATATCGCTTCACCTTATCATCGTATAAACCAGTAGGAAGCTAACAGTTACCCCATATACAATAAAAGCCTCCGTCATTCTCTCGTTCTCTTGTCGCTCGCAATTTCAAGTGCCGTGTCGCTCGCAATTACAAGCGCGGTGTACAGGTGTTTCGCCTCTTTCACGTTACCGCTAAACTCGTCATGGTCGGCTTCTATTTCTATTTGCGGTTTAATCTCTACCGTGTAGCCCTGCGCTTCGTATTCAGAAACGGCGTCATAAAGTTGGCTACAGTAATCGTCATGTTCGTATGTTTCGATAAATTTAATACCTGCGGTCATATCTTTCCCCACCTTCTTATTTACTCATTCTCTGCCATAAATCGGCGTACTGTTGCTCTTGTGATTCATGCAACGCTTGTGCATAAGCATCTGCTGAATCGGCATCCTTGAATTTCCCCAGATATTGCCCGGTCTTGCGATAGTAGTTGATAATGTCGGGAGCCCACCATAAAGCCCTTCCGTCTTGTGTGATTGTTGGAAGCAGGTATTCTAAACCGTCTGGCATAGTAAATGAGGCAGATCTGACTGTTGCGTACTCTCCGTTAGGCATCTTCACCACCGGTCTACTATCTAGGTCTATGTTTCCGGGCGAAACCATTCCGTTCCAATCACCATCTATTACATACTTCGCCATGATTTCCACCGCCCGAAACTATTCTTTTTCCCTATCCGCAGCGATAAGTGCTTGTGCTATGCGCTCGACTGCGGATTCTCTTAACACGTTTTTCAGACTGCCCGGTTTTCCCATATTGAACGCATACAAGAGCACATGGGTAAGCTCATGCACCACGCACGCTTCTATATCTCTTCCTTCTTCACCGGCTTCCGGCGCAAGTATCAGTATGTCCGCTCTACTGATTTGCGGAGCCACACGGCACTCTCCCTCCCATGACGGCTCTGATAATTCATGCTGCTTTGCGAACCGAATAGATATATCCCAGTCCTTTATCCGCAGTATTTCTACCCATTTCTGTAATAATCTGTCGAGATCTTCTGACATATTCGCACCTCTTTTTTTATTTTTTATTATTTTTCGGGAAATTGCGTTTTGTTGAATCTAATGAATCATGCGCTTCTATGGCTTCGGAATAGGGACTCCTTTTGATTCTTTAGAGTTCCCGATTGGGGTATACATCTAATAGATTCCTTTGTATGGGGACCCCACTCGCCCCTCCCCATGCCATAGCCATGGGACTCCTCCCACCCCTACAGACGCCCCATGCCCCACGCACGCCCACGCCCATAGCCACCCATGACGGACGCCATGCCTGCCTACCCATGACCATGACTAACTCATATGTCTATCCGCACCGCCGGAGATAGCCTGAACCATGCCCATTCTGATTGACTATGCATGAAGTGGGATAGATCGCCGTGTTTATATGATACTTTTATACGCAAACATGCATAAACCTATCATTTCAACTACTCCGGCGGAACACCTCGGCTTTATTCATTAGCTCCGCTATGCGCTTATCTATATCTTCGTCAGATACTGCCTTAACACTAGTATTTACCGTGTTTACCTCAGATTTATCAGCGTATCCATGGTTATTCTTGAGGTCGAAGATGATGCCTGCAACGTTACCCTTGCCGCTAATCATGCGCCGTTCCAGGTCTGATTCTATCGCGAGATTCGCGCGTTTTAGTAAATCGGCAATAGTAAGAGAGTGCAGTTCTCCGTCAATTTCGCTACGCTCTAGCACTGTATCTTGTCTGCTGACTTCATGCATGTACTTATTCATCGTGTCTTTACTTATATTGAGATACAAGCATAGGCCGCTTCTTGTCATGACTTCATCCGCTTCCTGCTTATCTGCTATCCATGTGTCTATCTTCTGCTTCAGCTCTTGAACGTTGTTTAGCTTCCGCCGACCACCAGCATGATCCAAGTCATGTTTATCTACCTTCGCTCCGTCATCCATGATTACTAGTCTAGTCAGCGCTAGCCGTATCTTCGGACGCTTGCGCCGCCAGACGCTGAGCAGTGATTTAGTTATCCCCATCTGCTCCGCTATCTTGCTATCTGATAGCCCGTCTTTAACCCATTTCCTTATCTGCTCTAGCTTATCCTCTGCTTCCCAGTCTAAATACTTCGCCCGCGGCATGCTCTTCGCCTCTTTTCCGCCTCTTCCGCTCTCCGCTCCGCGCTCCCTGAAGCCCTGGAAGCTCTATTAGCTTTACAAGCTCTTGTGCTTCCGCTCTGTCTGCTCTGATTGCACGTAAAAAGCGCCGGGCGGTACGTCATCAGACGCATCACCGGCGCTTACTTATATGTATGCCATCTCGCATACTATCTTACTATAGTATTATACCATGTTTTCTCCCGATAAATTCGCATAATTTTTGGAACTTTACCTATTTTATCGCATAAAATAGCCCCTGACCGTAAGATCGGGGGCTTTCTTATATATGTATTACTTAATCTCTACTTTTTCGCCGTCCTTCTCTGCGTAGACTTTGTATCCCAACGCATTAAGCAAATTAACAAGCTCGAGTGCTCTTATAGTACCTGCTTTTAACTTTCGCCCGAAGTTGTTTTTCTCTGCCCCGATTCTGCGCCCGGCTTCTGCCTGCGACATGTTCCCGTTTTTAACAAGCGTCATCTTAATAAACATATATAAATCATTTGTATCCATCTCATCACCCCCCCTTTCTTCGACAATATCGGCATTTTCTTCATTATATACCATTTTGCTTACACCGTCAACAAATTAGAGTTTCATTAAGGATGATTTTCCCCCTTGCGTAAGCATTTTGATTGTGTTATTATACTTGCAGAGCAAGCGAAGAGCTTACAGAGTAAGCACATAGCCATTATTCAAAGGAGGCACACTATGAAAGTATTTAATGAAATGAATTGGAATGACGTTTTCACATCTGCATGGAGCGGCGCAAAATACGCAGCCGAAAGACTCCAGGAAGAGGGCAAGGGTGATGAGTTTATGGAACTCATTGAAGAACTCTACCCGGACGGCATCGACCGCACCGCCCTGAATGATATCATATGGTTTGACCGCGACTGGATTTACGAATCCCTCGGTATGGCTGCCGAAGAATAGAGCTTCTAGGGGGTTGAGCTTATCAGCCCCACCCCGCTTCATATTTTATGTATTCCGCCAGACGGCGGAGAAAGAGAGAAAAAATCATGACAGTAGAAGAAGAACTCACAAGCACAAAGGAATGCAAGCAGTATGAAGAAGAGTTTGCAAGGGAAGCAGAATAAGTAAGGCGGCACGGCTTCTCGGGGACTGAGCCTCAATCAGTCCCACCCCACTAAAAATTTTGTTTTTCCCGAAAGGGAAGGAAGGAGTTAAGAATGACCACAGTATCCGTCCACTACGTTTTCCATGGTTTCCGCTTTATGGACCATTGGGAAACATTTGAGACGGCAGACGTTGACCGCGCCGTCAGAGACGCGGAGCGAGACACGGCTATAGATATGTATGTCATTGGTGGAGTATTCCACCGGAAGGGAGAATAAAAATGAAACTAGTGAAAGAAGATTACCCGGTAAACAGATTTGAGGTAAGCGCGAAAATTGCGAGCTTGTACGACCTGCTCGCGATTATCATCGGCGGTGACGCTGAAAAGTCCCTGACGAAAGCAGGGGACGTGGTCCGCGAATGTGTGGACGCTTACGGCGGCGAATATACCGCGCTTTCATCCGCCGATTGGAGAGACTTTGTAGTATCTGCCGGACTGACTAAAACAGCGGCGATCAAGGTGGCGGCGGCTATTGAGTTGGGTAAGCGGCTAGATTCCGCATACGACAAGCGGAACCGCGAAAACTTCGGAAACCCTGAAAATGTTTCCCGCTTCTTCATGGAGCGGCTCCGCCATGAGACGCAGGAGCATTTCTGCGTCGCTTATACAAACGTAAAGAATCGTTTGATTGGCTGGAAAGAAATCAGCATCGGCGGACTGAACGCCGCACCCGCTGACGTAAAAGAAGCGATGAAGTGGGCAATTCGATATAAAGCCTACGGCTTAATCCTCGTGCATAATCACCCATCCGGCTATCCTGAACCGTCGAAAGAGGATATAGAACTCACGAAAAACTTCGCGGAAGCCGCAAAATTTGTAGATTGCGAAGTCCTCGACCATGTAATCATCGGTGACGGCATCTACATAAGCCTTCATGACCGCGGCAATATTTAAGGTTTCTGAGGGGCTGAACCCATCAGCTCCATCCAACCTGCTATTTATTTGTTATTTCCGTGAAAACGGGGAAAGAGAGAAAACTATGAAATTGATTGAATTACTCCGGCTGGTTGACGAAAGTGAGTATAAGCACAAGATAATGATCGGCACGCATTGTGGAAACGTGAACATGGGGAATAGCTCTGTGTACGGCGTTATCGGTGACTTTTGCAAAAACAACGAAAACAAATTTCGGCCCGAAGAGGTGGAAAATGCGGAAGTCATCGGCATTGACACATATTTGTTGCGAAACTCATACGGGGAGGAAGACGGCCCGAACGCGAATAACGAGTATGAGCTTACGTTTGAAGCCAGTCCGAATCTAGTATTCTGGCTTGACCCGAAAGATTTTGAATAAGGTTCTAAAGGGGCATCCTTAAAAGCCCCTTTCCATCTAAGTTCACTTATATTAAAATGGAAGGAGATGTTTTCATGGGCTGGTTTGAATTGTTGTACGTCATATTCGCATGCATCGCTTTCAAACTCTTACTTGAGAATGCAGGGAAAGGAGGGCACCGCCGTGCTGGTCACAGAAAGTAGACGCGCATGGTGCAGGAAACACGCAACGGAATTTATGCGTATTTGTGAGAAAAATTATATGGCTGCCACCCTTTCCGGCGGTTCGCCGTCCGCATTCTCGGTCATGTTCAAGCGTGGCTGGTTCTCAAAAAGAGAAAGTCTAACGTCCGCAGTCATAGACGGACGGTGGAAGGATGACGATAGAATAATCATCATTCAGCCGGGGAGATACTTCCCGCACCGTGAAGCCGTCAGGAAAGAATATCTCCACGCCTGCGCCGCGATCTTGAAAAAGATCCGCGCAGCCAGGATCGGGGACGTCATAGAAATCTATGAGTTCTTCGACCCCGACTGGTTTACGATGCGTGGTCTGGTGCCGCCGTACAAGATTGCGCCGCCGCTCACAGAAGAGGAAGACAAGGAAATAAACTGGAAAGAGAAGCAGGACTTCCCGTTTTAGCTAATTTATGACATTGAGAACGGGTATAATATTATTAGGTTGGTTTTCTGATTTGAAAGGAGATTTTATTATGACACTTTGGGATATTTATGACGCATGGACCGACACTGCGCTTGACGCGCCTGCTCGCGATAACGGCACGCATGCTGAACGCATTGAAGAGCTGATAGATTACACGGATGCATGTTCTTTCCGCGATTGCTGGGACTGTGCGCCGGTGTCCGACGAAGAAGCAGAAAAGATTGTAGGCTGCTATGAACACGGCGGAGCTGGCGCGGATGAGCTTAAAGAAATCTATCATGTGCGGACTTATAAGATCGAAGTCCGACACCTCGTGGATGATAACTGGACAGAATGGCAGACACAGGACGAAACGACAGATGCATTGACCGCAGATGACGCGAAAGACGGATTAGACGATGACTATATAAAATCTATCAGTACATATCTGGATGAAAACGGCGACGCCGTACCATACGAAGAAACAGAAATCTATATTTCCCCACGCGGGCAAGTCCTCGCGGACGATGATGACATTTCTTTCTTCGCAGAAGATTAAATATAAAAGCGGCTATCGTTACAAAATCTGTAGCGATAGCCGCTTTTAAAATGCTCTAAATTTGGATTAAACCGCGCGCCGCGCACTCGATAGCGAATAGTGTCATCAGCTTATCGCGCCGTCTGTAGTACGTCATTTTATCCATATTTAACGCATCCACGGACGCCTGCCATGTGTGATGTTCCCAGAATGATACTTCGATTATGCGCTGATCGTGATGCTCCAGCTTTCCCATAACCTTGTCGATCGCCGCGAGCCACGCTTCCGGCTGCTGAACCTCGCCCCCTGGAATGTTTACAGATTTCAAGGGCGTGAGGTTTTTTAATGCTTCTGTCTGCGTAGGATCTGACACGAATCCCTGCGAGCGTCGTTCCGGCGCGCCGCTTCGCCTTTTCATTTCTAACCGCTTCTCGCAAACCGCCTTTCTGATATTGTGATAGTTTGCAATGTGCCATCTCACTGACCTTAAAGCCCCTTCCCCAAGGTCATACACCGGTCGATCCTACGCCCCCATGCCTTTCTCCACTAGCTGCGTCATCGTCCGTTTTCAAAAACTTGACGAAAACGCCTTGTGCGATGCGATCCCCACGCTTGATAAAGAACGGTTTATCTCCAGTATTTCGATAGCATACGAGAATTTGATCCTTGTAATCCGCGTCAATCACTCCAACCGAATTGACAAGCTCCAACCCAAACTTTATAGAATAGCTGGAACGTGGGAAGAGAAGCAGGACGTCGCCGTCTTCCATTTCTACTACCGTATTCGTCGGGATAGTATACTTCTCGCCCGGCTTGATTTCTACCGATGTAGCGGCATAAATATCATACCCTGCACTTTTCTTTGTCGCACGAAGCGGCAACTCCGTTTCGATGCACTGATTCAATCGTCTAAACTTTCTCATGATTTCCCTCCTTTGGGACTATTACCACAAAAGCTCCGGTCTTTTTCAAAATGTCGCGCAGCACATAAAAGGACAACCCGGAAAAGCAGGCGGTCACAAATGCACAAGCGACAACGAACCCGATTGCAATATCATCCGCCATCATCTTCCACCCTTGATGTACATGTAATACATTCCCAAAATCAAAATAACAATAAGCGTAGAAACATACTCAATGCAGTTATACAGACTTGTTTCCATCTGTTTCTCCTTTCAGTTCAATGACCGTCACGGCGTCCGGCGTATCGAAAATGTCATCGATGCAGCGCGTGTAATCCAAGTCGCCGTAAATCGCTTCTACTTCTCTATTAAGCAGGGCATCCGGCAGCTCCTGAACGTCTCTGTCATCCCATCTGCGAGAATAAAGCAGCATGCCTCGCGCTTGTCTGACATCCTTCGCGTCGTATATCTCGATGCCTTCATAGTTTTGTGCCGTGACCACATCTATCAAGTCTCTAAGTTTCATCCTTATTTCTCCTTTTGAGTTCCTTCTTTACCGCTTTCCAAAGCCTGAACCACTGCTCTTTGTCCCATTCCATTCCCCATACATCAAAATCCATCCCCGCGAAATCGTTATCAAGCCGCTTGTTTTCAGAATCGGCGCGCTGAAAGTCCATGTCTAATACCCACAGCGTTGAAGTCGTCAAGGACGGCACCAGTGGAAGAATAAAGCCGACAGTATCACTCACCGTGTACGTCATTCTTCCCAGTGCATATCTTTCCGCGCTGATAATCATCTGCTCTAAGAGATCGTCAAGCGGCACCGTTTTTACTTTACTCATGCTTGTACTCCTCGCACTTATGGCTGAAATCAGAAACGGCATAACAGTAGTATGGATGCCGTTTCATATACTCTTTCAATGCCTTGAAATGCTCGCTTTTCTTACATCTTCGGCAAGATTTGTTTGTACAGTCTGATTTGCAAAAGCAGATATCGAACGATCCGCCGTGTTCGTCTTTCCAGTAGTACATACTTCATTCCCCCATGCGTCCCACCCGTCGAACCGCTCGCGGGCGAACAATTCAATGAACGGTGGGTAACTTACTTTCTCTATCATTTCTCGCATCTGTACAGGTTTCCTTGAATGTTCCCGCTTCTTCTCAAAGAACCCCGTCTTCCCCTGCTGACGTTTTCCGTCTATGACTTTGTAGGGAAGTTTCCCGCGAACACCGAACAAGCAATGCTCGGTTAGTCCGCGGAAATATTGTCCTAACCCCATCCTGTTTTTCATCCATGTGACCATGGTGACGTACCTGAACCCCCACGCTTGCATGACTTCTATGGCGTCAGGAAGGAAATTGTTCGTAGTCCACAGGTATAAATGGGCGTTCTCTTCTGCCAGCTCCTGCACCATCGGCGCGAGGGCTATAATTTCCTTCGTTTTCATGATCGGATAATGAGCATTAGCCCCACGTCCACCCCCCCACTCTCCATCCATGGCGGATCAGCGTAAATCGTGCGGTACTTCATCTAAAGTTCCCCGTATAAACCCATATAACGCCGCTCCGCTCTTTCATCAGCTTCCTTGATTTTCTGCTGAATTGCGGACTTATCTAACATAAGTTTATAAACAAGGCTATCCAGCGCGTTCTGGCAGTCTGCCACCGCCTGAAGGAGATTCTCTTCCGCTTCCTCCGGCGTGGTATCTGTCTTGTATCCAGCGCCGCCTGCTCGCTCCCACTTTGAAATAGCATGGATCAGTTCAGCAGCTTCTTCTTTCGCGATATTGCAGTTTGATGCCACTCCATAGCATGAAACAATTCTTTTATTCACAGGTGTCCTCCTTGTAATATTTCTTTTTTAACCTTTCCCACACTTCCTTCGGGAAAATGTAAAGACCGTGACGGTATTCATCCACTACATCCATATCGACGTAGATGAATTTTTCTCCTGTTTTCAGCGTCTTCATGTTTTTCTCTTCGTGAATCCTACTGATGCTTAACCACTCAGGATCTCCGTTTGGCTTTGGCGGCAGCTCCATTATTCTATCTCTCTCCATTCTGCTTCAATCGCAATGTCTTCCGGGTTAGGATGATCACGCCCGTAGCGGCTCCCGTCATAAAAATATGGCACGTCGTGATTTAAACTTTCAAACCGTACCAACATGTGATACGTCCCTTCCTCATCGGTGTCAATGACACCTAAAACAACCCCCTTCCCGAACGTCGGAGAATAGACAGGGTCTCCAGCATTAAACGGATTCATTCGTCTTTCCGCCTCTCTTCCTTGCATAACACGGAACAATGTGGATATGGGTTCGGAAGAATCGCGCCCTTCGTCCCCACAAGTACTACCAAGAAGAAGATGCACGCAAATATCCCTAAAGTGCAAATCCCATTGATTAGCAGCCAAGCGTGGTAAAACATTAAATACTCAAACAACACGGTAATCATAGCCGCCAGCACGCCTGCTTGCGCCAGCTGTTTCTTACTCATTCCTCATCGCCTCTTCCTGCTCTTTCTTTACCGGTGTGACATATACCCTCAATTCGTCGCCGTTTCTTGCGCGCTTCCAACACTTAACTTCCCATTCTTTTCCTGCAAGAACATCAGCGTAAAGCCAATTATCAAGGAAATCGTAAAAAATCGGTGCGTGGCTATGACTATCGTAGACGTACACTAACGTTTTGGGATTAGTTTTGGTTAAAAAATCATACAATAACACCCCTACTCACTTCCTTTATTGAAATTCGTTACTATGCCCGATCTTGAAGCCCATATCATCCTCAACTTTTTCAATCTCCTTTTGAAAATAACGCCGCCATAATTTTTCATCACTTACAAATTTGATGCGCGAAACGAAACAATTAGTCTCATAACGAATGTCGGAGTATGCACTTAAAGAGCCAATCTCTTTTAGCAGCGACTCATTTTCGTTAATGCCATTTAACTTAAGTCGCTTTGATTCTTCCCACACTGCTTTGTCTAAAGCATCCCTTCCTTTTAAAAAAATCTCTTCAATTATCCCGTTAATATCAGGCATTGCCTCTACCTGCAAAACATATTCATTGACTAGTCCGCGAAGATCGTACTTGCAGTTCTTAATCATTTCGAGGTCATCAATTCCACAATCAAGCAAGTTACATAAGCACTCTTTTTCGTTTCTGTACATTTTTACTCTCCTAATCCTAATGCCTTTAAAAAGCCCTTCATTCTCGGAAGTGTTTCTACCACTCTGCAAAACTCCTTCCATTCCGGTAGAGCATGATTTTCCCTCTGCTTGTACATGTTAAGCAGCTGCAAATAGTTAGTATTTACACGCGCTCGCTCTTCCAAACCAACTGGAACGCTATAGATTAATGCGTTTTTATCTACTTTCTCTTTCTTTTGCATTGCGTCATAAAACTCATTCACCCTATCCTCAAACGCCTGTATCACTTCCTGCGGCGTTCCTTTCGCAAATGTCCAGTTGCGTTTCTCCACGCAATGCATTAAGCCCTGGCTCATTACAATGTCAAACCAGTGATAACGCTGCGCCTGTTGCCACCACTTTATACTTGCCGTGATTGTCATACCAACACGGGCTCCGACAAGAAAATTTGCTTCGCCGCTACTAACTCCACGACTAACGAGCGTGTTTGCAAGTTTTTTAGTACTGACCTTTAACGGATCATATTCATCTCCGTAACTTAATCCAATAGCAGCCATTGCACTGTTTAACCCCGATACTGTAATCTTTTCAATTTTCATAGCTTGCCCCACTAACTAATCCAGCTTCAATGAGCTTTTTAACCGCATCAACCTGCGCCTTCGTTATTTTTTTTGACGTATCGTCAGGGTAGATACCCTCATACCAAACCATTACTAATCCTTGATAACCATGCTTTTTTAAGCGTTCTGCTTCAATGCTATGTGACGGAGAAGCTAGAAATACAAGTCCGTCAATGTCTTCTTCTATCCTAGTGGCACAAACAGAATCTGCCGCCTTGTCTTTTACATCCAAATATGTCCCAATCGGAAAATCTGAAAGTACTCCCTTAAAAACAGTGCCTGGTGGGTTTCCCGTAATCATAATGTGGACATGTGCGTCCATGTCCAAAGTTTTAATAAAGTCGATAAATTTAATCATTGTTTTCTACCTCTTCCAGCTTCTTTGCATACCACGCAATCTTACCTGCTGTCTCTTCCTTGTCGCCTTTACGCCCATACCGATACGCATACTTGAGAATGTTACCCCACAAGAAGCCTTCAAACTGTTCTTTCGTCATCAGGTGTGCCATAATCTCAATAGCTTCTGGGATGCCTTCAACTTGATAATGAGATGGATTGACTGCATCATCTGTTTTAATCTTGTCCTCTTTCACGATATCCTCTTCTTCTGCTGCTAATAAGTGGATATCGTTGTCTGTCTCCATACCATCATCGTAGTGTCCTTGTAATGTAAAAATAGAATGAGAATCAGCATATGGAGAACCTTTTGCCCATTTTACTACAATGGGGTAATCACCTCGCGCCCTAATCTCTGTCACAATTCCATCCCCCAGCGCAGAAGAATGAACCTTATCACCAACTTTGAATTTCTCCATCTGCTTTCTCTTTTTTTCTAGTTCCTCTGCGTGGTTTTGAAGTGCTCTCATCCGTTCTATATATTTAGTACCTTCACCTTCCGCTTCCCGCTTTTCCGTGGGTTCTTTTAGTTCTCCCATTTTATCCTCCTAGTCAAAAATGTATTTAAGCCCTGCAAAAACAGGTATGAAAGATATAAGCCATGCGATTAAAAAGACCGCTACCACCACTAAAGCAATAGATACCCCGCACCCTAAAGCAAAAAAGCTGCCCAGACGCGTCTTGGAAAGCTGCCATGGGTAAAAGCTATAGAGACCACCAGAGTCAAACTTGACACTGATAGATCTATCTAACTCCTTGGAAACGGAGCACACTTTCCCTCTTCCCAGCATTGGGTAGTAAACAATATCGCCTACTTTAAACCCATTGTTAGAATCATTTGATGTAGCCATTCTTGTTTCTCCTTCCTACAATACGACAACATTATTCCTGCATGAATCAACCGTTATAACAATGCCAAACTGGTTCCCAGTCCCCACATCGCGCACAGTCATGCGTAATATCTTATCGTCCACATTATCGTTTTCTAAACTGCCGTAACTGCTGTTGTAACTGTCGTATAAATATTTATCTGTCGCAACATCATACACGCATACAGCATCCTCTTTACTGCAGATTTCCAAAAAGTCCCCAACTGTCATTTTTCTTTTCCTTTCACAATTATCACCAGCACCGGTTCAATGGTATCCTCAATATCAATGCCGCTTATTGACGGGTCATCATCATATCGACAAAGCTCAGGGCAATAATCGGGAAAAATGTCGCACACTTCCCTATTTTCTAATTCTTCCAATGTATACGGAAACTTCGGATGAACAATTCTTCCGCGTTTTGTTATCGTGTCGATATTTTCGTACATGGATTTATTCGAATTGATTGATTCAAAAATAGCAAAATGCACAAGACTTTTATCCACGTTTTTCAAAACTTCGCTAACTGTCATTTTCTACACCATCTCATCATACTTTGACGCCAGTATGATATTCAAAATAGTCTTTAATGTATTTCTCGCCAAACTTGTCCACCATCCACTTGAAGTATGCGGCATTTATCTCTGATGGATCGAAAGGCTCCCAGTCGCAAATGTCAGGCGGTTCAAAGTCATAATATACATACCTCGTTTCCGCATAACATTTTTCTTGTTCCGGTTCATCGTCATCGGGCGGTATTTCCTCCCAAAACGTAACATATAAATTTTGGTTACTGTCGATATGAATTTGTGTTTGCTTGCGGTCAAAAGAATCGCAACCCATGACAACTTTTTCCAGCTCTTCTATGTCTTCTCTCGTTAATTTCTCAAGGTACATTCTTTCACCAACTCCTACTCTATTTCTATTATGATTTCGAGACTGACATAAAGCGGTAGTGTATCTATCCCAAACAGCTGTGTATCGGCCCCCTGTACATCGGCAGCTGGGTAAACGTGTCTTACATCCATGTTCTCTACCTGCTCTTTAATGAGCTTGTTCCTGTATGCAAATCGCGTGATAGCGTCATCTTTATACCCAATAACTCCATGCCTCTGATCTTCAGGGTGCGCAATGCCGATTTTACATTCATCAGGGATGACGCTTAATAAATCAATCAGTTTCATTTTTTCTTCCCTCCCGCATAATCAATCTCAATCCGCAAAAACGGTTTCTGCTCTTTTTCCGCATACATCGGCGTGATGTCAACCACCTTGAAATCGTGCCATTCTCTGAAACGGCAGAATGGCAGATCGAACAACTCGCCTGTATACTCAATCGCTCCGCCGTCTTCTACTACCGCAACTTGTATAACCGGGTTCATCATAGTGCTTACAAGCTGGCTAAAATACATCATGCTATTACTCCTTTCTCAATACTTCCGCTAACTTTTCTATCACAAAATCCGCACAAGGCTGCGCCATGCCATTCCCAATAGCTTTGTAGCGTTTCGAATCGCTTCCGCCTTCCGTCCAATTATCCGGAAGCCCCTGCAATCTCTCGCATTCGAGCGGTGTAAGCCTTCGAACAAACGCTTCGCCCCGCTTCAAAACAGCTTGCTGTGCCTTGTAATCGTAGGCGGTTAGCGTGTGCGCCACATCAATTGCGGTTAAGTGAGAGCTGTCCTTGCCGATTGCAACCGTGCAGTACCTATCTACACTCGTTAATGTAAAAGCCGTTTTCTCTTTGCAGATCGGACCATTTCTTGACATTCCGGTTCCCTGGCACAAACACACGCCTTTCTCGATTTTTAACGGCACATTGCCGCCTCCTGTCCCCATCCTTGCTGCCAACGTTGGGGAAATGTCGCGTTCGTTATACCGTGCGTCTATCCCGTGGCTTTCGTAAATTTTCATTTCTTCCACAATGTAGTTCTCACTTCCTCCTCCATATGATCCACCTACCGCTTTCAGCGTACTTGCTGGAAGTCCCTGCTTTATCTCGCTATAGCTTTTAGTTGAGAAAAGTTCAGCTTCCATCATGCGCCTGCCTTCTCAGAACGGCTTCCAGCAATTCGGGAAGTTTTTTTCCCTTTTGCCTTAACTCGTCTAAGTATTCCCGCGCACGCTTTCGGGGTTAAAGAGTACCTGGACGTACCCACCCCATCCTCTAAAACCTGCGACAAGGAAGATTCTCTCGCGATGTTGGGGGACGCCCCAAAATTGAGCGTCAAGCACTCGCCATGCGATTCCGCATTCTTTACTTCTAACCATTCCGGCTCTTGCCCATCGCCCAGAAGCAGGCATTGGAATATCGGTCTGTCCGATTTCTTTAAGCACAGACTGAAAGTCACGCCCTCTATTACTTGAGAATGCACCTGTGACATTCTCCCAAACAAAGAACTTTGGATATACTCCATTCGTTTTCCCCCCCTCATTTCTCGCACAATCCGCATTGCCTGATAGAAAAGATTTGACCTTTCCCCTTCAAGTCCTGCCCGTCTTCCGGCAATAGATAAATCCTGGCAGGGACTTCCTGCACAGATGATGTCTACCGGCGCAATTTCCGCGCCGTCGATTTTCGTTACATCACCTAACTGGATGGTGTCAGGGAAGTGCGCTTTCGTAACGCTTGCAGGAAATGGATCAATCTCACTGCTCCAAAGCGGCTTTACGCCATTCTTCACCGCTGCAAGCTGCCACCCTCCGATACCGTCAAACAAACTTCCAAGCGTTATCATTTCTACCTCGCTAATGTAATAACATATTCCCAGTCCTCATTAAGATCTGCGTGGTCTACGCACGCATTCTTGAGTTTTTCGGGGATGCCCGTGCTTCTGTCTCCGTAGTACATGATCACCCCATCTTTGTTCTGAATGGTTATCCTGTCGAAGTCTGCATCTTCGACTTCGGCTGTTCCCAAAATTTCTCCTACTGTCAGCATGTTATCGCGTTCAACAAGCATCATGCCATGGAGAAATCTATCCTCAATCTCTCCTATCATTTTGTCTCCTCTTTCAATCCCTTTCTCAACGGAATATTGAAGAAGGCGACCTGCAATGATGTTGACGATGATCTGCATGTCGTTCTCGTCAACAATTCGTGCGAGCTGCATCCCCTTTACCTTAATTTCATTGATGATTCGCATGATCTTTTTTCCATCTTCTTTTTCATATTCTCCGTGGATTTTCAGTTCTTCCATTTTCTCCTCCTCACGTATAATCTTTAACGTCGCTTTTTTCGATCTCAATCGTGATGTACGGTACTTTCTTCCCATCTATAAGCAGCTTGCTCTGGAACCGTTCTGCCTTCAGGTGCAGATATTTCGGACTGTCATCTTTTATGATGCCTGCGGTAACTAGACCGTCCAAAAGATACTTGCAACCGCTGATGACATTATCGTCATCGCGGCGCATTGTATCCTCGTAAAACGTTACGGTACATGTCACATGCTCTGTAAATCTCTCGCATGTCTGCGCCCTGAACGTCTCTGCAAGCTCCCTAGTATACGTCTTTTTCATTGACGCACCAGCGAATCGGTTAGTCCGGTTTAGCTGAATAAGGTCATTTGTCGAAGGGAGCCTGCCGCGGTATGTCAGTTCAATCATCGGTGGTGATGTACGCGACACTGTCATACTCGCATGCGTGCATCACGTCGTCCTGCTCGTTGTCTGTCAGCTTCGCTTTAACAACCGCCCCGTCTACCGTAAGTTTTCCGCCCGTAATATCGACCACAGACGGATTGATGTATGCTTTCTTTCCATTAACAATGATTGTCATTCTGCTCGCTCCTCCAGTTTCTAGCTAACTCGATTTTTTTCTCTGTCATGCTGACGCCGTTAATCTGCGTCGGTACGATAATCCCCACCGGGACTTCCATGATCCAAATTTCCACTTTCGTTTTCCCGTCTCTGATTTTTAAGTCGAAGTCTTCAAGGTATGTTGTTTTCTTTGCTCTCTCAACCTTGATTTTCACGACTTCGTTAGCCTTTGTGCGGCTCTTTCTCTTTACGTCATTCTGCCATTCGGCAACATCCACGCAGTCTTCAAACGCCCTGATGACGTCTTCCAGCTTGTCGAAGAAGCCGATTTCATCGCGGCAGATAAGTTCGTTCTTGCGGTAAATCGCTTTCATCAAAATATATGCAAATTTCAAGCCTGTTTCCCTCGCTGTTCTTTCCGTTTCCTTGAGCTTTCGCGCCTTGTCTCTGCAAGTAATTGAGCAGTACCTCGCGCGTTTCTGCTGCGTCCTGAAGTCTTTCCGGCACCATTCGCAAGTCTTTACCGCGCCGCGAATCAAGCTATTTGCCGCGACAGGGATACCTTCGATGTGTTTACGCGGTCTTAAGCAATGATGCCCTTCACCCTCTACAACCGGCTGCCCGCATTTCTCGCATTTGTCGATTTCTGCTCCGTCTACTACAGTTTTCCCTTTCTGACCAAGTTCTTCCATATGACGGCTAAACTCGCTGTACTGCATGTGCGACAAGCTAGCCGCCTGCAAAAGATTCAACCTTCCGAAGTTTGCGGCGCATCCGCAAAATCTCATTGCCCTGTTCATCGCGTCACGCTTTCTTGAATGTCGGCGAAGGCTTCGCGGTTACTCTCTGATGCGCCGGAACGACATGCTCGCGACCATCAAAGCTGGAGCGGAAGGTTCGCACCTCAATGTCGATCGTCTTGAATCTCACAAGATTCCGAATAACAACCTCATCGCCGTTCTTTACATGCTCAATCAGCTTGTTGATGAACATATTCACAATGTTATTCACACATACATGTGAATAACCATATTCATTCCCCTTCAGCTCTTCGATAACGTCTGATGTATGTACTCTCATTGTCTTACCTCCTAAAACGGGATATCTTCTTGTGACATTTCCTCGCCAAACTGTCCGAAGTTTCCTTTCGGCGGCTGCGAACCAAATCCGCCCCACTGCGAGCCTTGCGCTGCCGCCTGCGGTGCGCCCTGCATCCCAACCTCTGCGCGGTCTACGTTTACTTCGGTTACCCATTTCTTCTCGCCGTTCTGTTCATAGCTCCTGACGTTGATTTTTCCCTCAACAAAAACGTCAGAACCCGCGCGGCAGTTGTTCCCGATGAGTTCCGCAGTCTTCCCAAAAGCTACGCACGGGATAAACGCGGTTCTTTCGTGCCACTCGCCGTTCCACTGGTATCTCTCGACACACTGCACGGAGAAGTTCGCCATCGCAGAACCCTTCTTCGTTGCTACCATTTTTGGATCTCTTCCGACTTTCCCGAGCAGCATAACCCGGTTGATACAGAATTCCATCTTTCTGCTTCCTTTCGTAAATTCTCTATAACGCCATTTCAGAGCTTCGCCCTATCTATTCAATAAATCATCATGCAGTCATTGCAAACGCCTGTAGAGGTCAAATGAACACGTTCTTAGATAATTTGAACCGCAAGCCTCATGTAGATTGATTTCAAAACTGGTTTATCGCTCTCGCTGACTGCTCCGTTGCGTAAGTCAAGCATCAGCTGATTAAGAAGCACCATCGCTTCATCGCCGCTGATATTGATTCCCGCTTTATCACCCGGAACCGTTTCCTGCTTCGGGCATGTTATCGACTTCATCCGCTCTTCCGCCTTGTTTCTTGCTTCAATTTCCGTCTTGCCATACCCGCTGTGAATCTTTCCGTCCACGCCTGTAAACTGTGCTTCGTATCCGTTAGAAATTCTCTTGACCTCGATTGCGCCCTTGCTTGCCACTGGTGCTGCCTTCGCGACATGGTCTCCATAGCGGTACAGCTTGAATGCCGTTTTGGGAATTTCTGGGAAAGCGTCTAAAAGCGCTTTGACTTCCCTCACACTGAACGATGAACGGTCGCCATTTATTTTGTAGTGCAACGCTCCTGCAGAAATATCGAGAAGCTCCGCTACTTCCTTTTTAGTAACTCCCGCCTTCTCGAAAATCTTATTGATTTGCTCTTTTGCCCCGCCGACCAACACAAATTTCTTCATAACTAAGCCCCTTTCAACCTTCTGTTCTCGCCATGAACCGTGTACACATAGGGTTCAAGCATTTCTTTCAGCCTGCTCCCGATCCCTTCGTCTGCCTTCGTTATCTCGTCAAGCGGAAACTCGCTCGAGACGATGGTCGGCATCCGATTGACGTACCTCGAATTGATGATGTCAAACATGATTTGCTGATCCTGACTCTGCATCTCGCTCCCCTTGATTGCCCCCTTGAAGAGGTCGTCGATGTAAAGCCACGGTAACCGCGATACCCTCGCTATCATCTCGTCATAGCGGTCTAAATTCTTGTACATGACCGCCTTGATTCGCTGTATCTCTCTGCGATACTGCCAGTAGTGATGCTCTCGCTTCATCGCCTGACAGGTAGCGATGCAGATGTGTGTCTTGCCTGTTCCTGGTCTACCGAAGAACCCAAGCCCTTTAGCGTTCGGGTCTTTCAGGAACCCTTGCGCGAGACGCTTCATCTCATACGCCATGATGTTATCCGTCTTGAAACGCTCCATCGTGAACGCTTCGTAGTTCTCCGGCTTGATTCCGCTTAACCGCAGGTAGAAGTGCAAGTCTCTTGCTTCTCTGCAATCCGGGCATCTGCACGCTTTGTCCACGCCGTCCATGCGGTAGAATATCCAACCTTTACCGCCGCAACGCTTACAAGGGAATTTGGATAGCTTTTCTTCGGGTTCTTCTTTCGGGCTAGAACGGGAGATCTCCATCAGTTCCGCAATAAGCGCTTTCGCCTGTTCGTCCATTTCCATTCCTTTCTGCCTGCCTTCGCCTTGCTGCTTCTCTTTCCTCTTCCGTCATCTCAAAGTAGCCTTTGATATGAGGAATGTCATGTTTCGTTTCGGCAGGTCTTTCTCTTGCTTGCCAGCTTCTACAAAGCGATTGCCAGTCTGTAATCGGCATCCCTCTTACCTTCCATCCAACTGCGTTGTAGTAGTCGTAGAATTTTTCTGGTGAGAAGGTGAAGTTATTTTTTTCAACGAACGCTCGAATTTTTTCTAACGTTGGTGTCACTACAGAAATGCCAAAGTTGCTTTGAGTTGGAGTTGGAGTTGTCTTTCCGACTGAACCATTAACTGCTATGTTAGATCTACTACTCCTACTACTCTCTGTCTTACTCTTGTAGGTATTACTCATGTAGGTATTACTCACAATAGGACGGGTCACTGGTGGTCCGTCTAGACGGGTCACCGATGACCCGTCTGATGGTTCAATTTGACCCGCCTGATGGTTCAATTTGACCCGCCTGCTACTGCCGTGAGTAGAATACGTTTCTTTGGCACTGGCAAGTTCAGACAATTTCCTGAGGTAGATTTTTTGCGGTTTTCCAAACCCTTGCGCTTTGGTTTCAATCAATCCTTCGCCTTTGAGTTCTGCGAAGATTCGCTTAACGGTGCTTTCAGATGTGCCAATGACCTCGGCAAGCTCGCTTCGGTTGAATAAGAGGAACATGCCGTTCTTGTCGTGGAAGCGGTCGATGTTCTGGCGCGACATCATCATCCGGTCGAGCATGAGCGAGTACGCCCATTTAGCATTGATAGAGAGATCCTTGAACCCTCTTGCCAAAGCTCGCGGCACCGGCACAAACTGATAATTCAGTTGGTCGCAGACGTCCCAATTCTTCGTACTCACTTCTTGAACCTCCTGTAAATCCTCTCCGCCTCGCCTTTATGAGCTTCGTTCCATGCTTTCATGCGTCCGACGTCCATCCGGCAGTCTGTGAAAAGGACGCGATACTTTCGCTCGTTGTCGCCGTGTGCATAGATTTCGTGGCAGTTCTCGCACAAGAGAATCAAGTTCTCCAACGTGTCTGAACCACCTGCGCTGCGAAAGCGGATGTGGTGATGGTGAAAGCGTCCTACGGACTTCCCACACCACTCGCAGCGTCTGTATCCTTCCGGAGAAGCTCTCTCGTCCACCATCTGACAGATTCTCCTGTACCCAAGTGGGGAAAGCCTGATTTTGTTACCCTTTTTGATTTCCATTCTCTTTCCCCCATTCATCAATCAGCCGTGCGCGTTCGCTTGGCGTCATTGCGTCGATGCCTTGGAGCTTCGCTTCTTCTACTATCCAGTCAATCAGCCGCGCCATCTCAGAAGATGAGTAAACCGATGAGCCGTAATAGGCATTGAAGTATACTTTGGCGCCATCGTCTATTACCGGATCGACAAGCCACCCCAGGCCCTGACGTTCCCAATTTCGCTTAAAACGCTCATAGGCGGCTATGTCTACGCTGATAGGCTCGAATACGCCCACCTGCTTGATAGCTCTTGAATAAACTTCTTCTTTCGTTATATTCAGGGCTTTCGCTATCTTGTCCATTAACACCCATGCATACGCATTGGCGTTCAGGCTTCGCGGCTTCTCATAGCGTTTAAGCGCAAGATTAAACTTGCCTTTCAGCAGCTTGATGATGCCGTCCAGCTTATCCTGCGGCGTCATCAGATGGAGGGTTAAGACGCTCCACCCCTGCTTTTCGCAAGGTTGGAGCGAGTACCCTAATGCATTCACCCACTTCATTTAAGCCCCCTGCGGACGTGCCTGGTCGAGTGCAAAGTATTTGTTGACCGCACGCTCCGTGTCCATCACGATAGCGTCCGCTACCTTCGGCGGGACTTCTGCAATATTCGGCGCATTGCAGACAAGGCGGGCGAAGTCTCCAGCGTCGATGTTGTGCCGGGCAAGGACTTCCACGACCTTCTCGATCGGGAACTTCCTTGTCTCTGTAGGCTTTCTCTCTTCTTTCGCTGGCTCCAGTTCATCTGGGTCGGCGGCGGGAGAGAGATTGAACATCCCTGCAAGCGCATACTTGCGGGCATAAGACGAAGCAGAGCCTGTTATCTGGGCTTCGTCCATGCCCTTCTTCATAGCCGCTTCGCGAGCATAGGCGGAGTTCTCCGCGAGAAGAGAGCCGTCCTCGGTGTCGTATACCTTGACCGTCGCTTTGACGTAGTACCGATCGCCCACCATTTCAATGGTGTCTCCGATGAGTACGACTATTCCGTACTCAATCATCAGGGGTTTCAACCCCGTCAAAATGTCCTCAGCGTTCCTGTAGCTGTATCCGCCGAACTGATTCTTGTGATCCTTCCCCACTTGCAACTTAGCAATCACGTTAATTAACTTCTGCACATTCATTTTTCCCACCTCATTTCACGGATACCGACGGCTTTCTCACCAGTCGGCATCCTTCGATTTCCTGCCCCGCTTTCAGTGCTTTTGTGATTTCTGCCTTGTTCGGCGTCCATGTGTACTTCCTGAACGGTGCCGGAAGATCGACGCCCTTTTCCACTTCTACGGATTCGCGCCCTTTAGAGAAGCGGATAGTGACCGCTACGTCCTTGACTGGGCATCCGTAAGTGAGAATGTAGGACTTGAGACTTTCGATTTTCGACTGCGTGGATTTCTTCATCGCGGTCAGTCTCTTGATTTCTTTGTCGATTAAGTCGACGTCGTTCGACATGTTCTTGATGACAAGCCCCACATTACGGCTTTTCTCTTCCTGCTCCATCGGCAGGTTATCGAGGTATTCTTTGTCGAATACCTCGCCCGTCTCTGTATCCACAGATTCGTTGTCGCTGACCTTGAACAATCGGTCAGTATTCATCAGCTTTGAGATTTCCCAAAGTTTCATCTATGTCACTCCTTTCAAAATCCGTACACGAACCGTCCCTTGCTGTCGTAGAGGTTTCCGTCGTCGTGCTTCGTGATGACGGTAACGTCAGGGTGATTTTTGAACCAATCCTCGACCGCCTCTTCCTCCGACATTGTGACGCAGGGTTCGGGTTCATAGTTAGGGTCATCGTAGAGACAATGCCGCTCATAATCGTTCTCTACCTCATCGTAGAGGCAGTCATCAAAACGATCCCATCCCATTTAGCCCACCTCCTCTTCTTCACTGACCGCGAGCCGGTGAATGTTCTCTATGACTTCTCCGAACGTGTCGCAGGGAAATTCAAGGCCCCCTGGCGTTTTGACCACCAAGTGAAGTCTGTAATATTCTTTTGTCTTGAAATACATAGACACGATTGCGGTGCCTACCACAAAGGTGTACTCATAGGGAATCGGGTCCTTGATCCCGATACTCTTAACGAGAATGGCGGAATCACGAAGATTCAGTTCATCAGCTACGTAGTCGGCGATGAGCGGGAGGCTTTCGCCACAGAGCGTTCTGCCCTTGTCAATTTTCATTTTGTGTCCCTCCTTACTGTTGCCGTGCGCGTTCTACGTTCACGGTAATCACTGTTCCCGGCCGCAAGGCTCCGCAGTCAGAAATGTTATTATCTTTCATTGCTTGCCAGACAAGAAGTCTCACATCGACTTCATCTTTGCTAATTTCTTTGCAAATGTCCCAGAGGGTATCCCCCTCCTCGACTTCCTTCTGGTAACTGATGATTTCTGTTGTCGGCTGGTTCAAATACGCCCCCGTACCGAGAACCGACGCGACAACCAACGCAGTGAGAGCTTTCATTTTTCTTCCTGCTCCTTTTTCCATTCTTCGTACTCCGCTTCATGTTCACGGACGTATTCAGCAATGAACTTTATCAAGGTTTCCATTGCCACTCCTTTCCTTAACTTGAGTACATTCAAGTTAATTCCGCAAAAAAAATTGGCATAACGTCGGATTTTCTGATGTTCAGCAACTTGACCATCTGCTTTATTTCTGCGGTATTGAAACTGGTTCCCTTCTCACGGCACTTCTTATAGAATGTAGCTTCATTCATGCCGAGTAGAGCAGAAAATTCGGCGATTGTGAGCCCTTCCCTCTTGATGTACGAATAGAGGATATTTCTATTTATGGTTCTCACCGCCTTTCGTTGTGTTCTGAAATGATTATAGCACTTGAATGTACTCAAGTCAATGATTTAATTCAAGGAATTTATTGTTTATAAGCATGTTTTTCTTGCGTATAAGCATGTTTACCTATATAATAATCATAGAGCGTTGCGTTGATACAGAAAGGAAGATATTCATGGAAATTGCTAAACTCATAAGAGAGCGACGGCTTGAATTAGGATTAACAATGAAGCAGTTGGGGCAAAAGGCTGGCGCGTCCGAGAGCGCAGTTTCTCGCTGGGAGGCAGGGGAAACTGACAACATGAAAAGAACAAATATAGTGAAAGTTGCTGACGCCTTACACATTTCACCACTGGCGTTTTTAGGCTATGACATTTCTGACAAGAAAACCGTCAAGATTCCGATCGTCGGACATGTTGTCGCGGGGACGCCAATTTTTGCACAGGAGAATATCGAAGGAATGGTAGAAATTAACGAGCGCGATTCCAAAGGTGTAATGTTTGCCCTAAAGGCAATCGGACGCTCAATGGAACCGCGCATACAGGAAGGCGACCTGCTTATCATTCACAAGCAGGATGATGTAGAAAGCGGGGATATGGCTGTTATCTTAATCAATGGAGATGAAGCTACCGTGAAGCAGGTAAAGAAACAGGCTGACGGGATTATGCTGATTGGGTTTAATCAAGATGTATATGAGCCGCATTTTTATTCTAATAAGCAGATCGAGCAGCTGCCGATCCGCATCATGGGTAAAGTAGTAGAAAGCAGACATATATGGTAAAACTGGATAGGCGTTAGTTTCAGAAGAAGGTCCGTCTCATGGCGGGCTTTCTGAGCCGATAAGCATGCTACGCCTTAAAAGGAGGCGGCTTCATGAGTTTAATTGGTTTTTTCAAATATATTCGATATACGTTGATGGCAAAAATAGGGGTATTGATTATTCCTTTCTGCCTATTTTATCTGCCATCGGAAGTTTCCCCAGGGACGTTTTCATTTATGCGGTTTATCGTCTTTCTGTATTGCGTGCTATTTGCCATTAGACTTTTTGCCATTGGGGTAAAAGACTTGATTGTCCCCACCGGCTATCTCGCTTTGGCGGTATACGTCCAACCGTTCTACAAGTTTTGGGACATTTACAAGGTAGGAAGAGATCATGCACTTTATTTCGCGTCATGGGGGCATGCATATACGCTACAGTATTGCGGAGAAGCCATGATTGTGTTACTTATCCTGTCATATATTGAAGAGGTCGGCAGAAGAAGATAAATCAGGGGTCCTCTTCTATGCACATTTTTCTACAATAAAATTGCAGTTTCGGCACAAAATGTTACGAATCGGTGGTTTTAATGCCGAAAAATTGCGTTAAATATAAACTACGCCGCCGAGGTGCGGCGTTTTTTAGTGAGGTGATACACAGTGAGAAACGCGGTTATTTATGCTAGGTATTCGTCAGATAGGCAGAGAGAGGAATCTATCGAGGGGCAGATCAGGGTATGTGAGGACTTCGCCAGAAGAAATGACATGCGTATTCTGAAGATTTACACCGACCGCGCACTGACCGGGCGCACGGATAAGCGACCCGAGTTTCAGCTTATGATAAAAGAAGCTGCGTCGCGAGCGTTTGAGGTTGTCATCGTGTACAAGCTGAACCGCTTCGCCAGAAACCGTTATGACAGTGCGTCATACAAACACAAACTAAAGAAGTATGGCGTGAAGGTTGTGTCAGCGATGGAGAACATAGCCGATGATCCATCAGGTATTCTTCTTGAATCTGTCATCGAGGGTATGGCTGAATACTATTCTGCGGAGCTTTCAGAAAACGTCATACGCGGGCAGACGGAGAACATCTTAGAGGGCAAATGGGCGGGCGGCACCGTTCCACTTGGGTACAAGCTGGATGCAGAAAAACATCTAGTGCTTGATGAAGAGAAAGCACCTATTGTAAAACTCGTGTTTTCAATGACATTGGATGGGCTCGGCACAACCACCATCGCGAGGGAGCTTAACAGACGTGGATACCGCAACGCACGCGGCAAGCCGTTCCGCATGTCTAATATCTACGTTATCTTAAAGAACAAACACTATCTAGGGAAGTTTTCGTGGCGTGGGATAGAAAGCCCCCGTGCCGTTCCTGCTATTGTTTCTGAAAGCGATTTCTATGAGGTGCAAAAAATTATGAACGCAAGGCGTGTAAATCGTGTTAAAGCAGGTGAGAGGTATATGTTATCTGGGAAGTTGTTCTGCGGAGAGTGCGGCGAGCGCATGGTAGGCACTAGCGGGACGTCCAGAAACGGCGAAATTTACTACTACTATGCTTGCCCGAACCACCAACGCAGAAATACCCGTACCTGCGAGAGGACGCAGATACGGGCGGATATAATCGATTCTACGGTGTGTGACGTAACAACAAGATTGTTGGAGAGTGATGCGGCAGTAGAAGCTATCGCAAGGCAGGCGGTAGAAGTTCAAACGCACACGGATATGAACGCAGCTATCGCAGTAACAAAGAAGCGTATGGCAGACGTAAAGAAGAAAATAGATAACTGTGTGAAGGCAGTAGAGAGCGGTATCATATCGGATGCTATAGCAAAGACGCTGCACGACAATGAGGAAACGATGCGTGATTTGGAGTGCGAGCTTGCAAAGCAGGAGATCGCCAGAAAGTCGAGCGAGCTTACAGTAGACAAGATACGTTTCTTTTTCAAGTCTATTTGCAGGGACGCTAAAAAAGCGGACAAGTATAGAAGAATACTTCTCTCTACACTTGTCCGCATGGTCATCGTGCGCGGTGATTCGCTTGAAATCAGATATAACTATGCAAACGAATACCCCGCTTTGCAGAACCCTGTTAAAGCGGAGTGTTCGTATAACCATCGTTTGGTGGGACTATCTGGGTTCGAACCGGAGACCTCTTCGATGTGAGCGAAGCGCTCTGACCAACTGAGCTATAGCCCCATGTGATAC